AGAAAAATATATAAAAATACTGCATTTTTAAAGGGTAATAAGAGACACATACAGCAAACTTATTTACTCATAATTACATCTAATAATAACTAAACTAAGGACTAATAGTGTCTTGTTAAATAAGTAGTTCTTTAAGGGAGACATACAGCAACTAAAAATGGTTAAAGAATATATGGTGTTCTAGTGGTTCAAATCCATAAGTCTCCTGTTGAAATAAAACATTAAGGTAGTCAAACAGCAAACTTTTTTAGGAACAATCTCGTAAATTGGAATTCTATATAGACTACTGATATATCAAGGAAGTCACACAGCAAATACATTACATTATCTTAGGGAAAATAGTACTGACTTCTGTTAATTATAAACCCTGTAGTATCCCAATTTAATTGGTTACAATGAATCCGTTATACCATCGGTCAACTGGTAATGCTGCTGCTGATTCATAATCTTTATATTACATAAACATTCATTGACAGGGTTATTTTAAAGGTCCCTTAGCGCAATTGGTTAGAGCAAGTGACTCATAATCACTAGGTTCTGGGTTCAAGTCCCAGGGGGACCACTGGAGGTGTTCGTCTAATTGGTAGGACGCTTATTAATTACTTCTGTAAATGGAAGTATTACTGCAATTATTTTAATATTGGATTTTTGGTTCCAGAAATGTCAGTTCGAGTCTGGCACACCTCCCTATTCTTGTGTTTTTTAAGTGTTATCACTATCTTGGAAAGTAGTGATACTTCTGTTGTGTTTCATAATTTGTATTTTAAAGGTTTATTTTTAGGGATAATACTGCCAAGAGTATTATCCCTTTTTATTTTATTTGAATTTACTAACATTAAATAATTAATAATGAACAACAAATTTAAACACCTCCTTGGGATTGAATCTCAAGAAGAAAGAAGAGAAAAGCTTCTTAAAGAACTGGTTAATATCAAGGAAATAGATGGAAAAATCTATGTAGTACTTGATACTTCTATTAATCTTCTTAAACTTCCTATTGAAATGTTTAAAGAAGAAGACGTATGTACTATATTACAGCAAATAAGAGAAATTAATTCTTAAAATTATAAATTATGAAAAAGATAATCTTATTACTGCTGATTATACTTGGTATATGCAGCTGTAGCCAAGAAGTTAAAGAATTTGGTATAGTTACAAAAGTCGAACTTTATAATAATACATTCACTAGTGGATATACAGCTAAATATAAAGTTTCTGTAAGCAAATTTAATGCTGTGTGGAGAGACATAAGAGCAATTGTATATACTAATGAATTATACACCATTGGAGATACTATTGTAGTAACTAATAAAAATAATCTAAAAAATAAAAATTATGAACAACGAAATTAAGATTAATGTCCCAGAAGGGATGGAAATTGACAAAGAAAACTCAACATTTGAGTGTATTAAGTTTAAACCTAAGTGGATTCCTAAGAGAGGAGATATTGCTACTACTAAAGGAAGTTTTCCACAAATTATATTAATAGCAGAATGTATAAGACCACTAGATATTATAACAGGTTTTGATATTAAACCCTTAGCTATTTGGTCAGAAAATGGATTATCAATATATACAAAGGATTCACTTATTCCTACTTTATGGGTAAAAGAAGAAGCTTGTGCTACAGAAAAAGAATTGTTTATTGAAAAACTCAATGAACAAGGTTATATATATGACCCAAATGACCAAAGAGTTATTTATAAGAAAGAAAAAGAACTACCTAAGACTTGGTCAGAGTTTTGCCGAATCAACCCAACAAAAGACGGAGAATTCTTTATTAATAACTATTCTGGTATAAAAGAAATGAATAAGGGTTACAGAGATTGTGTCATAGATGCTAATCTTCTTCCTTCAAAAGAATATGCTAAAGCAATGCTTGCATTGTGTAAGCTTATTCAATTAAGAGATTGTTATAATGGAGATTGGAAACCTAATTGGAGAGAAGCAAGTTTTAAATATGTGATTAAGTTTTATGACGGGTGTATATACAAAGATAGTTCTTTACGATACAAACATTTATTGGCTTTCAAAACAATGGAATTAAGAGATGATTTCTGTAATAATTTCGAGGACTTAATCAAAGAAGCCGAGCTGTTGTTATGATTTTACTGTTAATATTACTTGTTTACTATTTAGGAGCAGTGGCAACGCTGCTCCTAATTTGTAAAAACGCATCATTAGAGACATTCTTAGAAGAAGGAGGAGGAAAACCTCTGTACAAGATAGCTTGTATTATGGCTGTATTAATATGGCCTATCACTATTATTATTGGATTAATAACCTTAATATTTAGGAAGAATGAAGACATTACCTAAATTTAATGTGTTGTATTTTGATTTCAATGCAAAAAAGTTGAAACCTTACAACATCATTACAAAGGATCTTCTTGAAGAATTTAAGAAGAAAACAAAATCTCTTACTTCAACAACAGATAAAAAGAAAGTCTTGGATGATTATTTCCTTTATTACTATTGGAGTAGAAGAGAATATGAATTATTCATTGGAGATGCTTTTGAAGAAGATATTTCCAAATATAAGAAAGTTGATATATACACACAAATTCAAATGAATTTTGATGTTGTATATGACCTTGTAATTAAAGCAATCAAATTATTAATGTAAAATAAAAAATGGGTAAAAGATGGACAAAACAAGAAGATGAGATTCTTGTTAGATTTATAGAAAAAGGTAAGCTTCCAAAAGCTATAAGTGAAGTGAGTGCTTCTTTGGGTAGAACAGAAGCAGCAGTATATGTAAGGTACTGTTCTCTAAAAAAGAATCCAAAACCTGTAAATAAAAGCAATCGCTTCTATACTGAAGAAGAAAACAAGATTATATTGGATTATATTACTAATCCTAAAAACACTAATTTGCAAGGATTATATAATCAATTGAATAGAAGTAAAAACTCTGTACATATTAAAGTACATAATCTAAGAAAGGAACATCCAGAATTAAAGATAAGGAAGTTTACTAATCTTAAAGCAATGAATACAAAAGACTTAAAGCAAATATTTTCAGAAGAAATAACAAACAGTAAGCATAATTTAAGACAGGCTTTTAGAAACATTGCTGAAAGAACAGGTTTATCTCCGAGAACAATAGAAAGATATTGGTATCAAACTGGTAACTCTAAAGGTAGAGAAGAATTAAACAGGAAAAATATGCCTGCTTTGTTCTATACAAGTGACTCAAAAGGAGCTTCAAAGAATGAGAAGAACACTAATGTAATACAAGTATCTAAAGGGAAGTATCTATTCAATATGATTACTTCTTGGTTAAATAACAAGTTTAAAGTAAAATCAACAACTAAAAAGAATTCAAAATGAGAAGGATTAAAGCAACCTTAGGTGAAGGCAATGTAAAGTTCTTTTGCAATGAAGAGAAAGGAGTTGTAGTTTGTAAAATTAAAAGTTTTATTACTTACAACATTATTACCTTTCCTTATGTAAAGACAAAAAAAGTTGAAGCTTTAGGAAAAGCTGTTTGTGGAAAAGATGACAAGTATAGTGAAGTGAAGGGTAGACAAATTGCTGAATCTAGAGCAAAAGTGGAGTTATACAGAAAAATCAAGGAAGTTATTGTTGAGCTTAAACACCGATTCTTCAATGAAGAAATGGATTTGACAAACCAAAAGGCAAGATATGATAGATTAATTTCAAAGGAAGTTTCTCATATTAAGGAGCTTACACTATGAAAAAGTGGACTGAATTTGAAGACAAATTAATTTTGGATTCAATTCCTGAAAATGGTGTACTTACAAAAGAAACTGTCTTAACTTTAAAAGGACAACTTTCTGACAGAAGTACTCGCTCAATTGAAGTCCATTGGTACGAAAAATTAAGGAAAGTATGGCTGGAAAACAAAGTAAAGGAAGCAGAAGCAACAGCTGCTGCAACCAAACTAAATTTCTGGCAAAAGCTTATTAACCTATTTAAATCCAAATAAATATGAACAGAGAAGAACTCAGTGCTTATGTATGTTCTAAAGCAGAAAATTCAAAAAACATTGCATTAATGGCAGGTACTGGAGTTGGCAAGTCAAAATTAGCACTTGACATAATAAGAAAGATTGATTTTAAAGACTCCAAAACTTTAATACTTATTGCAGAAAGGGCACACAAAAAGAATTGGGAAGAAGAGATTGAGAAGTGGTATCCTAAACATATAGGAAGCATTGAGTTCTTCTGTTATGCTTCAATGCATAAACTAAAGAATGAATATGACTTCATTATATTTGATGAAGCACATCATCTTAACACTTCTATAAGACTTGGATACTTTGGTACTCTTATTCCTAAGTTAAGAATATTCCTTTCTGCTACATTAAGTTATAACTTTCTAAACAAACTTGAATATTGTATGAAAGATACAATAACCAAGATAAATTATTCACTTCAAGATGCTATTGATTCAGGAATAATACAAAAACCTGAAATAAGATTAATTCCTTTAGAATTGGATAACAAGGTAGCTAATGAAGAAATAGTGGAAACTTGGGGTAAAGAGAAGCTTAGGAAAAAGCTATATTGTGACTATAATCAAGTCTTTAGAATTACTAGTAAGTTATTCAAAAAGGCTAATCCTAATGCAGAAGTTCATATCAGATGCACTCAAGCACAACATTATGAGTATCTAACTAAAAAGATGGACTATTATAAGAGAGTGTTTGAGATGTATAGGAGTGAAATAATGAAGAATCAATGGTTACAATATGGTTCAAGAAGAAAGAGATTTCTTGGAGAGCTTAAAACCAAAGAAGCAGAGAGGTTGGTTAAGTATGTAGAAGATAAGAGATTTATATGTTTTTGTACCTCAATTGAACAAGCAAATGAATTAGGAGGAAAATATGCAATTCATTCAAAGTCTGATTCTAAGGCTCTGGAAGATTTTAATAGTTTCAAATCCAATAAACTCTTTGCTGTCAATATGTTACAAGAAGGTATGAATCTAAAAGGTATTGAAGTTGGAATAATTATACAATTAGATGGTCAGAAATTAAGATTTATCCAGCGTACTGGAAGAGTATTAAGGTCTGACTTTCCTGTACAATATATTCTATATTTTAAGAATACAAGAGATGAAGAGTATTTAGTAAATGCGTTGGAAGGTATAAATGAAGAATATGTAAAGGAATTTAAATATGAAGATAACAATTGATGATGCAATACTTGAGAAATATAAAATTCATATTGCAGAATGTCTTTATTGGTTTCTATATGCTAAAGGGTGTGACATAAAAGAGATTGAAAAAGAGTTAATAGATAATGGATTAGCAGAAATTAAAGAAGGAGAATTCAGTGCTATAACAGAAGGAAAGGAGGATTTATTAGTATCAGTATTACTTCAACAATCTGTAACTATAGATGAAAAATGGTTTTATGACGTTGCAGATGCCTTAAGAGCAGTATTTCCTGATGGTAAAAAACCAGGAACAGCTTATTATTGGAAGGATAGTACTGCTATTATAGCACAAAAGCTAAAAACTCTTAAAAACAAGTATGTGTTCAATTTTACAAAAGAACAAGCAGTACGAGCAGCAAAAAAGTATATTGAATCCTTCAATGGAGACTATACATATATGCAGTTACTGAAGTATTTTATTCTTAAGAAGGACCCATCTACTGGAGAATTAAGGTCGGATTTTATGTCTTACATAACTAATGAAGGACAAGAGGATTTAGACAATAATTTATGGCAGACACATTTGGTATGAGTGAAGGTTTAGTACAAAGAGCAATAACTAATCTTAAGAAGAGAAGACAAAACCTTCTTGATGGTAAGATTAATAGTATTCCTTCTCCATTTAAGAGATTTTCTTATGACTTTCCAGGATTAGAGCAGGGTGTATATTATGGTATCACAAGTTATACCAAGGGTTCCAAAACTCAATTTACTCTAAATCTTTTATTTGAGGCTCTAGTATATGCAATAGAACACCCAAGCCAGCTCAAATTAAGAGTGTTCTTCTATAATTTTGAAGAGACAGATGAAAAAATAATGAATAGGTTTCAAAGTTGGATATTAGCGAGAGTTGACAAGATAAGAATTTCTCCTCAGAATCTAAGAAGCACAAGAAATGATTCCCCATTACCAATTGAAATAATTGATAAGCTTGAAAGTGAAGAATATAAAAAATATTTTGATGCTTTTGAAGAGTCTTTTGTGTTTAGTAGCACAGCTAACCCAACAGGTAAAATGGATTGGAAGTTTGTGTATTTGAACTTTTTTATGTATCTTTGCAGAAAATTTTTATATGAAAGCAGATAATTAGTATTATTTAAAAGCGGGTATTTATAAGATAACATGTATAGAAAACAATGTGTCTTATATAGGGTCTTCAGTTAATATTACAGATAGATGGAGAGTACACTTATCTGAATTAAGAAGAGGTACCCACCATTCTCCTTATCTACAACACTGTTATAATAAATATGGAGAGAAATCGTTAAAATTTGAAGTTTTGGCTATATTAAATGATTATAATGAAACCATTCTAAGAACATTAGAATATATTTATATAGAACAATTTCATCCAGAATTCAATTGTGCTACTCCAGAGATGCACGAATGTAGTGAAGAATGGAGAAATAAGATTTCAAAATCTACAAAACTTCTATATCAAAACGGTTATAAAAATCCAAGACTAGACTGTGGAAAAAAGTATAAAGTTTATGATTATCTAGGAAATTCCCATTTACAAAATGTTTCTATTAAAAAAGCAGCAGAATATGTGGGAGCAAAAGATTATCATTATTTTAATACAATATTAAAAAATAATGACGGATTTGTACTTTGGAAAACAGGATTATTTATAGTAATGGATATTGATAAAACAAAAGAAGACTTGCTTAATTTTTATAGAAAAATAAAAATAAAAAGAATATTAATGTATGATAGCAAAGGAAACATATATGACAAAGGAAGAGCAAACACACATAAAATAAAGAAGCTAAAGGAAAGATTAGCACAATCTCAAAATTTTATTTTAGAAGAGGATGGGATTGTCTATTCTTACCCATGCTTACAATCTAATGCCGTTTTATGAAGTAATTTATAAAATTATAATACCTGAATATCCTCGAAACCTAAACACTGAAAAGTGCATGGCAACTTGAGGAGGCATAGGCTATACCTTGAGTATAGATTCAGCCCTAGAGACTAAATGCAGGTACATCCTAACAGGATGAAGACATAGTCCAGACTACAAACTATTTTAAATAGGTAAGGAAACTTATAGTAGTAAGATATTAAAGGAGTGCCGAAATTATGCTGAAGCCAATGGTACTGTGTATAAGAAAAAAGTAGAATATTCAGATACTGAAATCTTTGACTATTATGAACCTAATGATCCAACAGAATATAGAATTATTGTATTGGACCATATAGGAATCATAGATTTGGAGAGAGGAATGAATAAAAAGGAGGCAATAGACAAGACAAGTGAATATCTTGCAAAATATTTAAGAAATAGATATGGATTTACCTCTATTGTAATTCAACAACAGAATACCTCAGGAGAAAGCAATGATAGTGTAAAACTTGGAAGAATTAGGCCATCTGGAGCTGGCTTGGCTGATTCGACCTATACACAGAAAGACCAAAATGTATTATTTGGTTTGTTTAATCCTTATAAATACAGTCTTCCTGAGTACATGGGATATGATATCAGAAGACTTAAAGACCATATTAGATTCTTAGAAGTTGTAGTAAACCGTGATGGTGAGCTAGGAGGAATATGTCCATTATTCTTTGATGGAGCAACTTGTAGTTTCTTTGAAATGCCATTGCCTGATAATAAAGCAGAACTTGAGAAAGTTTATAAGTATGCAGAGAGTTTAGATAAACCAAAGAAAGTAGAGACTACTTTGTTTAGTTGGTTTAAGAAATTAAATATATTTAAAGTAAAAACAAGTTAAATGTCAGTATTAGTAGCAATTTTAGGAAGTAGTGGTGACGGCAAGTCAACTTCTACTATTATAGGGCCAGATGGTAAATATGACCCTAAGAATTATCAAGGAATGAATCCTGATAGTCATTTTATTATGAATCTAGATGGCAAGGCTTTGCCTTTTCCTGCTGGAATGTGGAGTAAAGAGAAGCATAATTATTGTGAACCAAAGGATTTTGCTGACATCAAGAAGTGGTTGGACTATTGTTCAAAACAAGAAAACATTAAATCCATTGCCATTGATACAATCAATATTTATTTGTCAATGAAGGAATTTAATGAAAGGAAAAAGCTTAGTTTCGACCAGTGGCGTGATGTGGCTATTGCATAATTAAAATATTTTTCGTATCTTTGCACCAACTTTAATTATAAAAATATGTTGGACAAAGATTTAATTTTAGCAAAATTAGAAGAAAACCCAGAATTAACAGTTTGTAATTTATCTACAATGTTTAATGAACCTCTCAAAGATATGAGAGATTTTATTGAAAGAGAAAATATTAAAACTTTCTCTTTTTCAGAGAAACTTGCCTTAAGAAACAAAATATTATGTACTCAACCTCCTATAGAAATATCTCCTATGGCAAATCAACTTATTTTAGGTTCAATGTTAGGAGATGGTTCTATAATAAGAAAGAGAACAAATTGTATTTTGGTAGTAAGGCACAGTCTAGTTCAAAAACAATATGTATTACATAAGTATAAACTGTTTGAACAAAGTGGACTTCACGTTAAGTATAGTGAACGTACAAATTCTTACAGAAACGGAATAATAAATGGAAGAATTATTAAAGACAATGGATATTGTCAAATAGTTACCAAAGTAAACCAATCTTTTAATAAATATAGAGAAGATTGGTATAATCCCAAGAAAGAAGTTCCAGATACTATATATGAATTAGGTCCTATAGGATTAGCTATATGGTATATGGATGATGGAGCAATACATCATCCAACAGGAGCTTACTTTAGTACAAACGGTTTTAATCATAATAGTCAACTTAAATTACAAGATATGATGATTAAGAATTTTGGTCTTACTGTACATATACATAAAAATAAAGATAAAGAAATATTGTATTTAATACAAAAAGACTATAACAAGTTTGTAGATATTATAAAAGAATTTGTATGTCCTGAAATGAATTATAAAATCATTGGCCACAATAAACAGGGTGAATTGCTGGAAAGCTAAGGATTTGCTATCTATGCCAATCAGCAGCCAAGCTACAGAAAAGCATAAAAGTATGTAGAAGGTTCAGAGACTAACTGATGAGTAGCTTAAACAATAAATCAGACAAGAGTGCCCTGCCTTTGTAGAGATACAAAGTGATGATATAGTCCGATACTCCTTTGAAAGAAGGAGAGTACAAGATAAAGAGCTTGTATGTAACAAAACGAATGATGTAATTGAACTTAATTCAATTTGTAACAATCTAAGAAATGACCAAATAGTATATGTTATGGGTCACACAATGCTTCAAACCCAATCAGACGGCACTGAAAAAATGGTTTTCAGTGTTATTGGAAAAAAGCTAACCAAAGTACAGCCAGAAGGATTCTATCCGATAGTCTTTATGACTAGAGTGGATTATGGTGATGAAGGAGATAATAGATATTATTTCCAAACAAAAGCAAACCATTCATCTGCAAAGACTCCTATTGGAATGTTCGATAAGTTTGAAATTCCTAATAGTCTTAAACTTGTAGATGATACAATCAGAAAATATTATGCCATTTAATGGTGAAAAAAATAACAAATCAATCAATCAAATTAATTAATTAATTATGGAAAAGAAAGAATTGTCAACAAGACAGTGGGCTACCATTAAGAGAACTGCCCAGAATGTTTTACCTCTTATTGAGAAGAGAGCAAAGTTAGAAAAGTATGTAGCAGAACTTGAAGCTATCAATGCACAGATTGAAGGTATGGAATATGGCACTAAGATTCTTACTGGCGGTTATACCAGTGAAGAAATTGTCAAGAGAGTTGTTAGTGACTATGTTGATCCTACCACAGGTTCAGTTAAGACTGACAAGAATGGTCGTGCTTTGAAGATTACAAAGTATGTCCCTAATACTGATGTAGTTGAGTTTGATGCTCAGGCAAATGTGTATTATATTGCTCCGAAGCCTGTTGAGACAACAGAAGAAGTAAATCAATAATTAATAATTTAAAAGTAATATTACTATGGCAATTGCAAAAGGTAATGAAACAAAAGAAGTATCATTCAAGAGATACACTGGAATTGGTAATGTGAATGTTTTGGCTGTCAATCCTACCAAGGCAGAATTGGCAAAGCTTGGTAGAGAAGTTGAAGAAGAGCCTGTTTATGTAACTGAAAAGGATGGAGTAAAGAAAATTAAGGTTACTCTCTATGTGAAACCTATTGAAATTGACGAAATCCTTATTATGAAATTTTCTATTAAGAATCAAAGATTTGCTAGTCCTACCAAAGGAACTTTCCAAGTTATTGATTCTTATGGAAGAACTGCTTGGGTAACTGAAGACCAACTTAAAACTCATGAAATTCCTGTATCATCTACAGGCAGTGCTATCAATGTTGCAAAGGATTATCGTCCTTCGTTTATTGGAGAAGACAATTTTACTCAATTTGTAAAAGCTTACATGGGTATTCCTAATTTGACAGCTTATATTGATGGTCAATGGGTGCCTAATCCAAAAGCCACTCCTGCTGATTGTGAAGTCAGGTTTGACCATATTGACCGTTGGTTCAATGGTGATGTCAAAGAAATTAAGGATACTTTTGCAGGTAGACCTATCAATACTGCCCAAGTAATGTTTGGCATAGGAACTGATGACCAAAATAGAGAATATCAAACCTTCTTTAGTGATAAATTCTATAAAGGATTTAAAACCACTAGTGGAAAGTATCAGTCTGAAGGTTTTGCTAAGGAATTAGATAAGATTAATACCAACCCTGCAACTAGTGGAAGGTATGCAAATACTGAATTTACTTTTGGTCCTCTGAAAGAATATTCTCCTGCTGCCACTAACTTTGAGGCAGAAGAAACTTCTACCACAGATAATCCCTGGGATTAATTATGATTGCATTAGGTAAGGAGACAGTAGATTATCATATCCTGTCAAAAGAGGTAGACTTTTCTGTTCTACTCAATGAATTCTTTGGAATTACAAAGATACCTTGCCTAATAAAATCTCCTTTAAGAGACGACAAACATCCTTCATTTAAAATATACTCTCCTGATGGTGTAAATCTTTATTTTAAGGATTTCTCCACAGGAGAGCATGGAGGAATGTTAAAGTTCTTCTCTTTATATTGGGGTGTGAGTATACCAGAAGCTGTTGAAAAGTTAAATAAAAACCTTATTGAAACTAAAGATAACAGCAACAAGAAAGCAAAAAAAGCGGTAACTGTAAATCACACCTTAGATTCCAGCAAGAATATAGAAGTGAAAGTAAGAAACTGGAAACCTTATGACAAAGAATATTGGGAGTCTTATGGAGTTACAATCGAAGCCTTAAAGAAAGCAGATGTATATCCAGTATCACATAGGATTATAGAGAAGGATGGTAAAACAATGGCTATTCCTATGGATAAACTAGCTTATGCATATGTTGAAAGAAAAGATAAGAAAGTCACTATAAAACTATATCAGCCTTATAATATAAAAGGATATAAATGGTTAGGTACCCATAGAGGGGATGTTGTATCATTATGGAGTACTTTACCTGAGAAAGGAGATAAAGTTTGTTTATGTTCTAGTGTAAAAGATGCATTGTGCCTTACTTGCAATACTGGAATTCCTGCTATAGCATTGCAAGGAGAAGGATATGTAATGAGCACTACTGCACAGAAAAACCTTAAATCAAGATTCAAGAATATCTATATCCTATATGATAATGACAAGGCAGGTTTAGCTTATGCACAAAAGACTTCAGAAGAAACTGGATTTAAGAATATAATACTCCCACAATTTGAAGGAGGTAAGGATATTTCAGATTTTTATAAAATAGTAGGCAAGGAGAAATTTATTGAAACTATAACCCCATTATTTAACAATTAACAATTTATTACAATGACAAGAAAAGAAATTTATGCAAAGATTAAGGAACTTAATCTCTCTGAAGAAGTAAAGAAACAATTTGGTGACAATTACACCAGAGTTCCAAGTGACAAGCTTGAAGCTTTGATTAACAGTAAGAAAACTAATGCAGAAGCTGCATTGTTCTATTTGTCAAGCTTGCTTCTCTCTAAGAAAGTCATTACTAGAGCTGAGGCAGACCAACTTGCTGATTATCTGAAACATTAATCAATTCTTTTCATAGGGGGGAGGTAAGGCTATATTGCTTTGCTTCCCCCTTATTTTTTATTTAACTGTAAATATAAAACAATGATAGTAAATACAGAAGAAAGTCACGAAGCTTCTTATATAGGAAATATTGAGGAAAATAGGGTAGGTATAGATAAGGAGAATATTAACTTTCTTGCTACACTGTTGACTTCAAACTTATATTCCAAGCCATTGGAATCCTTCCTTAGGGAAACCGTATCAAATGCTTATGATTCCCATATAGAAGCTGGTACAGAAGAGCCTATATTATTGTTGATTGAAGACGCTGATGAGATTTATAACTATAGAATATCAATTAGGGATTATGGTACAGGAATAAGTCCTGAAAGATTTGAGAGGATATATAAAAACATAGGAAGCTCAACTAAAAGAGATAGTAATGACTTCATAGGAATGTTCGGTAAATAAAAATTATGACCATTGCCGAACTAAAATCCCTGAAAAAATCTGGAAGCCTAAGTCGAAAGATATGGTAATCAGAGGTGAAGGTTTATCTAAGATAAACCAGCCGCAACGCATATGGAGTGAAAAGATATAATCTCCACAAGAGGCAGGGACATTGTATAAACAATGAAAAGATATGCTGAACTTGTAGGAAACTACAAGAATTAAAGGATAAAAAGCCTTTAAGATAACAAATGATTGGTCGATTTAGTTGCTTAGCTTGCACTAATGTAGCAAACATAACTTCTTATTATGAAGGAAAGAAATATTCCTATGTAATGTATAAAAATGGAAATGGTATAAACATAGATAGGTTATCTGTTACAGAAGGAGACTTCAAGAATGGTTTGGAAGTTTCCATAAAAATGAGGATATATAGTGACAGTGAACTCACAGATGCAATAAAAACACTATGCTTATTTGATAAGTTATATGTGGAGTATTTTGGTAGAAACTACTCTATAATAAATAGAGTAAAAGAGTTTAATGAAAGAAAAGTAACGGAATATAAAAACTTTAAAACTTGTAATCTTCACAATTATTATTGTTATTTTAGTTTAGGAAAAGTATTATATACTGATAATGAACGATTAATTACATCTAAATTTCAGACTCATGGATTAATTATTGATTTACCAATAGGAAGTGTAGATATTATTCCAAATAGAGAAGCTCTCCAGTTTAATGACAGAACTAAAAAAGTAGTCAATGAAAGACTTGGTTTAGTTAAAGATGAATTACAAGAAATTGTTACTTCTGCTTTATCTGAGGATTTTACATTAAAAGATTTCTATTTAAAACTTGTGGATGATTCAAGTTGTAGAATAGATAATGATTTAAATATTAATTATTCTGATGTTTCATTGGATTATACACGGATAAGAATAAACGGTAATACAATTCCTATCAGGTTTGCAAGATTTTTACGTGAAATATATTATATGTCTATTCCTAGAACAGACATATATATGAATAAAAACTTAAGTTCATATGAAGTAAGGAGACTATATTTAAAGAACTTTATAGCAGGAGAAATAAAGTTGTATGAAAAAGCAGATAAGACATTTAAAAACATAACAAAATCTTATATTGCAGGAACAACAAATGGTAAAGCAGTAATTTTGAACTTTTGTGGAGCTGATGCATTAAAGCATGCAATAAGTAATTATTGTAAAAATGCGAACTATGATTATTCCGATTGTATAAATTTCTTGATAGATAACTTAAACATAACAAGCATAGGTAATGATGATGTTCCAGATTCCTATATAGATTATTTTAAGGGAGATAAAAAGAAGAAAAGAGTATCGGCAGATAGTATAAAAAAGATGTCTTATAGGGTATATAGGTATAACAGTTATTTCAATAATAAAGATTTATCACCTTATCTAAAAGAAAGAGGAATAGTAGTATATACCTATAACACTAAGGAAGATGATATGCTTAGGAATCTCTCTGGAATTACTGAATATATTCCTTGTATACAAGCTTTAATTACAGTGAAGAAAGAAGAAGCTGTATTTCTTGAAGGAAATAAGAAGTTTGTCAAGTTGGAAGATTTTATGAAGAGAAGCATTCTAAAGAAATTAGCTACTGCTTATATTATCTATACAAATATGATAGGACAAGGCCTTAACCTAAACTACTATTATGATAATGATGGTTTTATTCCTTTAGTTCAGGAGTTTAAAAACAAATACAAAGGCTGTCTCACTGTAATAGCTAATGCATCTTCTTGGTTTAAAGGATTAGTAAAAGACTTTGAAAGTAAAGGACTTGTTAACACTCAAGATATCGAGTATTTCAAATTAACTGAAGACGAACTTAAGGTTTATAATTTCTGGAATTCCGCCAAGAAACATTGTAAGGAATATACACAAAGGTTTGTGTATAAAAAGATGGGTAGACACCCAAGAATAGGATTAGATTTAAAACAATTACCAAACTTAAATAGAGAAAACAATGAGTAATTTTAAAGCATTTTGTAAAGATGGGACACTACAATTAGTGTTCTCAGATGGTACCCAAATAATTACAGATTGTGATGGTGAATTATGGGATTTCCTTATTGTTAATCAGGACAATGAGGAAATTGTAAAAAGAAAATTCCTTCCTAAGGAAGAAGTAGAAGGAAAGCTTATAGCTGATAGGGTACAACATTCAAACATCCTTACATTAAGAGGAAACTCTGTGTATATGTTGGATATTTCTGAACAAAGCATTCCAAGTGACTTTGTTGAGAAGATTCTTGAAGCAGAAGAAGAAGATAATGAAGCTGAAATTAAGAAGTTTAAGAATTTCTGGACTTTAGTTTCATTGAATCCTGACTCTAGGGTAAGGAATAATTTATTCTGGTTTATCAGAAAGTGGAATATGAAGATTACTGAAGCTGGTCTTGTTGTTGCATATAGAAATGCAGACATTAAGGAAGAATCAGGGTATAGTACTAAAGAGGTTAAGAATATAATTAATTCCTATTATCAAGCAAAGTATGTAGAAGGTAAGAATCCCTATGAAATAGATGGAGGAATTAACGAAATGTCTTTGGGAGAAATATATGATGACATTGTTAATAAAGGAGCAAACTCTCCTACATATACTGACCAACATAGTCATTCCACTATAATTAAGTTAGGACAACCTGTAAGTATGCCTAGAAGTGAAGTTGACTGTGACCAAAATGTAACGTGCTCTTTTGGATTGCACTGTGCTTCAGCAGGTTGGCTTAAGAGAAACTATTTTGGAGATGTAGGGTTACAGGTTCTTGTAAATCCAGCAAATATTTGTTCTGTTCCTCCAGAGGATAATTACGGAAAGATGAGAACTTGTGAATACTTCCCTATAGCATTAGTTGATTTTGATGAAAATGGGGATGTTATTGAACCTGAATGTCCTTTATATAATGATGTTGCTTATCTTAAGCAATTAACTTATGAAGGAGAAATTAATAATGAAGATGTTGATAAATATACAATTATTGAAACACATCTTACTAGGGAACAAACATATGACAGTATTCTTAAGAGATTGGAAACATTAAATAACAATTAATTTGAATTTCCAATGACAGAGATTGAGTATTTTTGCAACTGGTCTAAGGTAATTGACTTCAATCTCTTGCATAAAGCACTTGATGAAATCAAGAGACTGAATATTAAGGATTTGTGTCCTTCCTATAAGAATATCTTCAAAGCATTTAATTTATGTGATTATAATAATTTGAAGGTCATTCTACTTGGACAGGATCCTTACCCACAAAGAGGGGTTTCTACAGGAGTAGCGTTTGCAAACAATAATGATGTAAAATGTATATCTCCATCACTTAAGGTATTATTAAAGAGTGCCAGAGGAGAAGAAAAAGCCCCTTATGATTTGGTTGATTGGTGTAATCAAGGTATATTACCATTAAATGCCAGTTTAACTACTATGGTAGGAAAGACTGGAGTTCATAGCTGGATATGGAGACCTTTTGTAAGTTCACTCTTGCATAAGGTCTCCATCAGTGACAGAGCATTGGTTTTCATTCTCTTAGGTAATGATGCCCAATCCTTTGAAAATACAATTTATAAAGAAGGAAACTTCATATTAAAAGAAAAGCATCCTTCTTGGTATGCAAGAAATAATGTTGATATGCCTGATAAAGTGTTTAGGGAGACTGAAACAATTCTTAAAGACTATAGAAATTTTAAATTAATATGGTAATTAGAAGAAACAATAGAAAGAAAAAGCAGGAGAAGGAAGAAAACAAAAAGGTAAAAAATGCTACAAAGATAGTAAAGTATGGGATACATTTCAAATCAAAGCTTGAAGTTATGGTATATGAAACCTTAGTAAAAAATGGAATGAATCCTAAATATGAACCTACAACTTTTGTATTGTGGAAAGGCTTTAAACCTACAGCTAAAGTTTATGACAGAAAGAACAAAACAGAGTCAGGTTCTTTTCATCAAGAGACTGATAAAATCATAGATATAAAATATACTCCAGATTTTATCTTTGATTATAAGGGTCTTACTGTCATAATAGAAGCCAAAGGAAAACAAAATGAAGTTTTTCCATATAAGAAGAAATTGTTTATAAGCTTGTTGGAGAAAATGTCCAAAACTTTCTATTTTGTAGTAAGAACAAAGAAAGAAACACTTGAAGCTATTAACATTATTAAAAATTATACAGAATGAAAATGTTGGAATAGATTTAGAAGCAGCTTAAACTGCTGCCCGAAAAAGACAGAAAGATTTGTCAAACGTGTATAGAACAAAGAGATTTTGAAAGACTATTGGAAATTGTAGAGTCTTTTGAACTCAAGGTTAGAGAACTATCTGATATGGTTGCAAAGTATGCAAATGCTAATTCCTTACCTGATATTGAAGAAGAGGAACAACCTATCGGATATGGTTATATCAGTGATTTTTGTGACGAAGAATTTAATATATGAAGGAATTAAAAGATATAGCATTAAATATTACAGAAGAAGAATATAGGGCAGATTCTGCTCTATCTTATTCTACATTATCCAGGTTTGAAAGGGAAGGATTTGATGGATTAAGCAAACTATTTGAAAAGATAGAAACTCCTTCTTTGATTTTTGGAAGTATGGTAGATACTTTACTTACTGGAAGTGTTGAAGAATTCAATGAAAGATTTGTATTAGTTCAAGATTTTGGATTAAGTGATACATTAAGGCAAATTACAAAGACTTTATATGACACATATAAAGGATATTATAATACCTTAGAAGACATTCCTGACCAGATACTTTCAGATGTGGCAGTAAACTGTGGATATTATACTGATGCAAAATATTATAATGTAAGAGTTAAGAAGATAAAAGAGTGTTCTCCTTATTATGATGAATTAAAGAGAATAGATGGAAAGACTCCTGTTACTCAGTTGCAGTATAATGATGCCTTTGATTGTGTAAGAATCTTAAAGACTTCTCCTAATACCGAATCATTATTTGGAGAAGATACTGACACTCTCAAACATTATTATCAATTGAAGTTTAAAGGAGAATATGAGGACATTCCTTTAAGATGTATGGCTGATTTGATAATTGTAGATTATGAGAATAAGGTAATATATCCTTATGACCTTAAAACATCAGGACATCCTGAACATCAGTTTTATAAGAGTTTTATTGCTTGGAATTATGCTGTGCAGGCTCAGCTCTATTATGAACTAATCAAGCAAAATATTGAAAAAGATGATTATTTTAAGGATTTCAAGATTGCAGATTATCAGTTTATAGTGATTTGTAATAGTACAAGAACTCCTCTCGTTTGGGAATTTAAGGGAACCAAATCTATTACAGATTGTGAATATGGAGAATATAAATTACCAAATTGGAGAAAACTTGCAACTGAACTTTGGTATTATCTTAATGAAAAGCCAAGAGTGCCTGTAGGAATAAAAGTAGATGAGCCTAATGATATTATAGAATGGTTAAATAAATAACATATGATTAAGAAAGTAAAGAAAAGAGATGGTACTATTCAAGAGTATCAAGTTGAGAAGATTAAAACAGCACTTTTAAAAGCCCTTAACGAAGTTAACGAACCTAAATGGAAAACACAATGCTTCGACATTGACGACCTTGTTAAGGAAATTCAATGTGAAATTGAAGAGAGAGCAAACAAGTTGCAACCTACAACTGATATAGATACTGTTGGAATTGAGTTTATTCAAGATTGTGTTGAAGATGTATTAATGGATTTCAATCTTAAGAAGACTGCAAAAGCCTATATCTTATATAGGTCAGAGCATAAAAATGTCAGATTCTTAAAAGAAAGAATTGACTATATGAATGAATATAGTAATTCTGACACCAATGCAGCTTCTGCAAGTGAAACAGACGCAAATTCCAATGTAACTACAAAGAATGTTGCCAATCTTGAAGGAGAAGTCTATAAACAAACAAATAGGGCCATTCAAAGGTATAGAATGAAGGAACAACTTAATAAGATGTTTCCTGAAGTAGCTTCTCAATATGCTCAAGATTTAAAAGATGGAATTATTTATGTGCATGATGAAGCTTCTTCTCCAGTACTTAAGTATTATTGTGAGGCAGTTACATTATATCCATTAATGACTGAAGGTGTAGGCAATCTTGATAAAGTTACTCCTTCTGCTCCTAATGATATTGAATCTTTTAGTGGGCAAGTTACCAATGCTGTATTTTTATTAAGTTCCCAATGTAAAGGTGCTGTAGCTCTTGGAGATTACTTTGTTGCCCTTAATTATTATGTGGTTTCTGAATTTGGTGAAAAATGGTATGAAAGATTGGATGAAATAGTAACCAAAAACTTAAAGAAAGACCATAACATAAAATATTTCATTCGTAAAGGAATGAAGCAGTTTATATATGGAGTAAATCAGCCAGCTGGTAATAGGAGTTATAATTCACCATTTACAAATGTAAGTTATTATGATTCTGTCTACTTCAATGCCTTATTTGGAGACTTTTATTATCCTGATGGTACTCAACCTGAATGGAAAGCCATTGATACTCTTCAAAGAATGTTTATGGAATTACATAGGGAACTAAGACTTATAAAACCATTAACTTTTCCTGTGTCAACAACTGCTTTAGTACACAACAATAAAGAATTCCTTGACAAGGAATATAAAGATTTGTGTGCTGAAGAATGGGCTAAAGGAGGAAGTTTCTTCTGCTATAATAGTGATAATCCTTCATCTTTGGCTAGTTGTTGTAGAGTCTTGAATGAAATAAGTGATAATACTTTCAGTTCAACTACAGGAATGACTGGTATTATGACTGGTAGTTGTAATGTTATTACTCTTAATATTAATAGAATTGTTCAAGATTGTGCTAGAAAGCATAATTATTGTATGTCAGAATATAACCAACCACAATATATATCTACTTATGGAAGGTTTTTAGATTATTTGAAAAATGATTTAATTGAAATTCTTGAACGAGTCTATAAATATCATATTGCATTTAAAACGATGCTTTATGATTATGAAGATAAAGGAATGTTTACTGCTTCAAATGCAGGATATATCTATATGAAAAAACTATATAGTACCATAGGAGTAATTGGATATTTTGAAGCAGCAAAGTTTTTAGGGATTGAAACTTCTAACAATGAAGAATATAAAAAGTTTCTGTCTCTTGTTTTAGGTACTATCAAAGAACAAAATAAAATACATTCAATTAAAGATAAGAAAAGACCCTTCTTATTCAATAGTGAATGTATTCCAGGGGAACAAACAGCCATTCGTTTCTATGATAAAGATAAGAAGGATGGTTATTATGTTCCAGAAGACCAAAATCTATACAATTGTTATTTTTATAATCCTTGGGATAACACATCAGTATTAGATAAGTTAGCTCTTCATGGGAAAGATATAAACAAATTTAGTGATGGAGGACAAGCTTGTCATGTAAATTTGGATGCTCATTTGACTAAAGAGCAGTATCTTAAGATACTGGATTTTGCATTAGCAAATGGTACAAATTATTTTACTTTCAATATCCCAATGAGTGAATGTAAGGATTGTGGCCATACAGTGAATTCGCCAATAGATAAGTGTCCTATATGTGGTTCTAATAACATAAGATATTGGACACGAATAATTGGATATCTTACTGCTGTAGACAATTGGTCAAAAGGTAGACAGATAGAACAAAAGACTAGAGTCTACACCAAAGAAGAAGATATTAAACTCTAATTCAAATATAGAAAAGGAACAAACAAGCAGGGGTAGAAATACTCCTGCTTTTATTATACATGATTAAATATACAGAAACATTAGTAGCTTTCAGTGAAGTGCCTGATGAGATAAGTCTATGTATAAATATATCTAATTGCCCTCATAGGTGTAGCAATTGCCATTCTCCATATTTGCAGGAAGATGTGGGAGAAAGGTTAACTCCAGAAGTTCTTGATAAACTTATTGAGGATAATAAAGGTATTACTTGTGTATGCTTTATGGGTGAAGGAGGTAGGTTATTTGATATTGCTTATCTTTCAAGTCTGATACATTTAAAACATAATCTTAAAACAGCTTGGTATACAGGACTTGATTACAACTTATCTAATCACCTGATATATGAACCATTATTTCAAGAGTTTGATTATGTTAAAACTGGTCCTTATATTGAATCTTTAGGGCCATTAAATGAGAAGACAACAAATCAAAGGATGTATAAGAAGGTTTCTGATAAGCCAGTTAAATTTGAAGATATAACTTATAAATTTTGGAAAGGAGAAAATAATGTTTGATGAAATGTCTATAATACGATGTATTGCAAAAGGGTTAAATAAAATAAGTTTTACCGAAGGAAATCTATATAGGATAATAAGTAAAGATTTTGAACATGCTGAAGGACATATTTATGGAATAGTTGATGATGCAGGATTAATACACTATTTTAATGAAGAAGATGTCCAAAAGTATTTTACAGATAAAGATGTTCCAAATGAAATAACTTATTTTTCAAATGCTGGTACTTCTGCTTGTGCTTCCTCTAATATTAGTGATAATGTAAACCATCCTTCACATTATACTTGGTTAAAAGATTTATGTGGTGTAGAACCAATTGACATTTGCAAACATCTTGACTTTGATTTGGGGAATGCATTGAAATATATCTTAAGAGCAGGACATAAGAAAGATAGTTCAATGACTGATAATGAAAAAACAATAGAAGATTTGAAAAAAGCAATATTCTATATTAATGATAAAATAGAAATGCTAGAAAATGAAATTAAAAACAAACAATAAATTTAGCAAATGGTTGTTTAAGTTAGCTTGTAAATTTGGTTATAGCCCTTTACTTCCAATGCCTGATACAGTATATATTATTCCAAAATATCTTACTTTAGAAAATTTTATAAGGTTATCTTGTGTGATAAAAATTCCAGAAAACGAATACAGGAGTGAATATGCTGAAAAAATAAGGGGTTATGCCTATAGACAAATTTTACATAAATTTGTTGAAGAAAAAGCTTTTATACAAAATGTTAATATTACAAGTTGGTATGATATATCAGATAATACGGAAACAATCAAAGCTGAATTATACATTTTAAATAAGAAAGGATTAGAAGATTTTTATGAAAGATATCAAAGTTAAAATAAAGAAATTATATGAGGACAGTAAAGTGCCTCAATATGCTACAGAAGGAAGTTCTGGAGTAGATTTATGTGCTTATTTGGATAGTTATCCCCACTATACTTTAAATCCTGGTGAATCTTGGCTATTTCCTACAGGAATATGTATGGAAATTCCAGTAGGATATGAAGGACAAGTAAGACCAAGAAGTGGGCTAGCAGCTAAACATGGAATAACTGTTCTTAATACTCCAGGTACAATAGATGCAGACTATCGTGGAGAAGTAAAAGTTTGTTTATTGAACACCTCTAATATGCCTTATACTGTGCATCATGGAGATAGAATTGCACAAATGGTGTTTGCAAAGGTGGAGAAAGCTGAGTTTGAAGAAGTAGGTGAATTACAGTCAACTGATAGAGGTGATGGGGGATTTGGACACACAGGGGTTAAATGATAGTTTTATTAATAGCATGTCTTCTATTAATTACTTGTGAATTAGCTACAATATTTTATTATAGAAAGCTAAGATTTAAAGAAACAAACAATTATCACGATATAACTGAATTTAAGACAAAAATTAGTAAAACTGGACTTATATATGTGCCTTTCACTTGTAATGGAAAAGAACTTAATTTTTTATTGGATACAGGAAGTACTATTTCTTATATAGATACACAAACAGCTATTGAGTTGGGATGTAAATTCAAAAGATGTAGTGAAGTTGTCACTGGTTTAGGAGGAAACCAAGAAATAACAGAGTATTGTGAAATAAAGCTTGAAACTCCTACAACTGTAACTGAAATAGAACTTCCTTTGGCTAACTTCAAACATGCTTTTTCTCAGGTAGAGGAAGAGAGTGGTATTGAAATACATGGATTGCTTGGAAATAACTTTCTTCTAGCAAGTAAGTATGTTATTGATTACGATAAAATGATGGTATTTAAACCAAAACATAAGAATAAATGATTTATTTGGTATCTGGACAACAGAGTCTTTTTGAATTAGATGGGATAAAAAATATCTCAGTGGAAGAGTCTATTGATAAAATAAGTAAATGGCCTATGGTCCAATATGATTCTGAAACTGATGGAAAGAATCCTCATCTTTGCAATTTGCTTTGCACTCAATTTGGAGATACTGAAGGTAGAGACCAAGTGGTAGTTGATACTACCACTGTCTCTCCTTTAAAGTATAAAGAGTTGTTAGAGAATAAATATATAATAGGACATAATCTTAAGTTTGATTTGCAGTTTTTATATAATTATGGTATTATACCAAGAAAGGTATATGATACTATGATTGTAGAACAGCTATTATATTTAGGCTTTCCTTCTGGACAAATATCTTATAGTCTCCAAGCAGTAGCTTTAAGAAGACTAAATAAAAATGTAGATAAATCTATAAGAGGTCAAATTATATGGAGAGGATTGGATGAGAGTGTAATCAACTATGCAGCATATGATGTAGTCCTTCTTTATGATATAATGCAATCTCAAATAAAAGAATGCAAAGAAAAAGAATGTTTAGTTGGAGCTAAACTAGAGTGTGATGTAGTACCTGCAATGGCTTACCTGGAATGGTGTGGAATAAAGTTGGACGAAACAAAATGGAAAGCCAAGATGCAAAAAGACAAAGAGAATCTTGATAAGTCTTTAAAAGCTTTGAATGACTATTGTATATCTAATCCTAAGCTACAAAAGTGGGTATATGTGGATAATCAACTTGACTTATTTGCTGAATTTGACCCAACACCAAAGTTTAGGATAGATTGGCAAAAAGATGAAGCAAAGCAAGTGTTTAAAGCCCTTGGATTTAATTTAGTTGCAGTTAGTAAAGTCACAAACAAAGAAGCTGATTCTGTGCAAGAAAAGAATCTTAAAACCCAAAAAGGAATAGATGATAAATTCTTAAGTCTATACTTTGATTATCAAGGATATTATAAACTCACTACTTCTTTTGGTCAAGGTCATTTGAATCTAATTAACCCTGTTACAGGAAGGCTTCATACTAACTATTGGCAAATAGGTACTTCAACTGGAAGAATGTCATCAGGTTCAGGTGAAGATGCTGATTTAGCAAAGTATAAGAAGTTAAGTAAGGTTAAGATGGTTAATATGCAACAGCTTCCACATGATGTAGAAACTAGAGCATGTTTTGTTTCAGAAAAAGATAACCTATTTTGCTCTTGTGATTACAGTGCTATGGAAGCAAGAATAGGTGCCGAAGTATATAATGAAAAGAAATTACTTGACGAATTCTTATATGGCTCAGGTGATTCTCACGCTGCTTATGCCAAAGCTGTGTTTTCTGAAGAACTGAAAGATATTGATACTAAAGATGTAAAGAGTAAAAGACCTGATTTAAGAAATAAAGTAAAGAGTATTGAATTTGCTGTTCAATTTGGTAGTGATGGTACTGCTGTAGCCCCTCAATTAGGTATACCTGTTGAAGAAGCAAGAACATTAGTTACAAATTTGCTTAGTGGAATGACGGGTTTAGCTTCTTTTAAAATAAGAGGAAGCAAGGAAGTGAGAAATAAAGGATATGTCCTTATAATGAAAGATACTGGGCATAAACAATATTGGTGGGATTGGAAAGAATGGAAAAAAAGGCAAGCTTCATTTACTCCTGAATTTTGGGAAGACTATAAACTAAAGCATAAAGGAACTGGTGATGATGTTGCTATGACAGTTAAAAAGCATTTTGAAGCAGCTTCTACTTGGGATAGAGCTGCTTTGAACAGTCCTACACAAGGTGGTGGAGCCATAGTTCTTAAAACAGCTATAGTAAATCTTTTTAATTGGGTTATAGATAATAATTATTTTAATAAGATATTATTTTGTAATTTTACTCATGATGAAATCAATACTGAATTTCCTAAAGAATTAAAAGATACTTATCCAAATATAGTGTCAAAAATAATGCAAGACGCAGCAGCTAAATTTTATCATAAATTGCCTATTCCAGCAGAAGCATCTGTCGGAGACCATTGGATACATTAAATTTTATTAATATGGATTTTAGTGAACTTAGAGTTGGACACAAACTTAAATGTGTCAGAGAATATGAATTATTACCTTTTAAGGTAGATACTGAATATGAAGTAGTTAATGTTAATGATGGAAGAGTTATCATTTGTGAAGTAGGACATAAAGATGAAACATATCCTCTTGATATATCAATATGCATGGATTACTTTGAATTCAGCCCTTCTACTTCTCCAGTAATTAAAGGATTTGGAGTATATAGACAGGATAAAAAAGCAGAAGAACCAATAGATAACAAAGAAGAAGATAACAAAATAAAAGAGGTTTTATCTAAAGTTGAAGAGTTGTCTAAAGAGGATTTAAATACTTTTGATTTATTACTAAGAGACTTTGGATTGAATTATCCTTTAATAGAACTGACAAAGAGTTTTGAGAATTTCAAGAATGCTTGCTATTCAGATATGGCTGATGATCAATATTACGAAAACCTAAAAACTTGTCTGTTGAATATTTCTAAAATCTCTATACAAACAATTTCTTGGATTAATGAAACAAAAGACTACGATGAAACAATGGGAGAATGAAATTCCTTTGTTTAATAGATATAGAAGTAAAGTGTTTTTAGAACATAAAGAAAACAATATCTATTATTTAAGAGGAGATGAAGATGCCTTAATGGCAGTAGGAGTGACTTTTGATGGCAATCCTGATAATATAACAGCTGTAGACCCCTCAGGAGGCCCTTATATTTCAGTGGGGTCAGAAATCATTAAAGGATATGTTGTAGAAAGTATTGAATGTATTAAAGGAGAAGGTTTCAAAATTAAATTCAAAGAACAATGAGTTATTTTAAACCAACAAAGACTATTTATTTAAGCAATAATAATGAAGAAATCAGGGAGAAACTCAAGAATTTGGGTTTCTCTCTTTGTATTTGTACTGAATTTGAAGATAATCCTTGGTTATACTTTAATGGAATGTCAACTGATATTCATGGAGCTGGAGTAGGTCATAATGCAGAATCTAACCCACTTCCTATAAAAAGATTAAAGGAAGAAATTATTAGTGTAGCTAAACAAGGAGAGAAAGTTATTATATGTAATTCAGTAGAAGATTTTGTCAAAGAAATAAACATTTATAAAAATGAAATTAATCCAAACAAAGAATGCCAGTGTGAATTATTTGGCGAAGGTTGTTGAAATAAAAGACTTTTTTCCACATCCTAATCCAGAAGTAACCAAGCTTAAGGTATGTAAGGTAGATGGCTACAATATGATTATAGGTATTGGTGAAAAGGAAGGTGTTTATATATATTTTCCTGCTCTCAGCCAGATTAATTCCAATCTACTGTCTTATGCAAATTTATATAGACACAGTAACCTAAACTCAAATCCTGAGAAAACAGGTTTCTTTGAAGACAATGGAAGAGTAAAGGCAATAAAACTTAAAGGAATGGTTTCTGAAGGTTTCTTATTGCCTTTTGAAGTTCTTCAGAACTGGTTAATGGATTCTGTAAATAAGAAAATAGATGATGAAGAGTCTTGTATAAACAAAGAGTTTGATGCTGTAGAGCATAATGGTAAAGAGATTTGGATTAACAAGAAGTATATCATAATTGAGCAAAGAACTCACGGTCCAAATGAACCTAAAGAAAGAGCCAATGTAAAGAAATATGATAAACTTGTTGAAGGACAATTTAGATTCCATTATGATACAGCCCAACTAAGAAAGAATCCTTATGCAATCCAAAAGGATGATATTATTCATATTAGTAGTAAGTTTCATGGTACATCTGCAATTTCTGCAAATGTGATATGTAAGTTTCCTAAATCTTGGATAGATAAGATTGTATGCAGAATTCACAATTTGTTTAATAAAGAAAATAAGATTGTGGATGTAGACAATAACTATAGGTATGATAATGTCTATGCTTCAAGAACTGTTGTAAAGAATAAATATTATAATAAGTCTGTAGGCCTTGGATATTACAAATGTGATGTATGGGGAGAAGCTAATAAAGTTCTTTCTTCATTAATTCCAAAAGGTTATACCTTATATTATGAAATAGTAGGATTCCTTCCTACTGGAGGTTATATACAAAAAGATTATGATTATGGGTGTTTACCGCCTGAAGAAGGAGAGAAATATACCATAAACAAACACTTTAGGATAATTGTATACAGAATTACTATTACTAACGCTGATGGTAAAGTATTTGAATTATCTCCAAAAGAAGTGCAATATTGGTGTAAAAACAATGGTTTAGAGCCTGTTGTTGAACTGTATTATGGAAAAGCATCAGACCTTTATCCAGAAATTAAAGATTCTAATAATTGGAATGATGCATTCATAGACAAATTAGCAGATGACAAGAACTTCTATATGGAACTTGACTCTCCTGATTGCAAGAATAAAGTACCTCATGAAGGCATAGTAATTAAAGTAGATAATATGACACCTAATGCAGTTAAACTTAAGAGCTTTAGATTTCTTGGAAAAGAAAGTGAAGAGCTTGATAAAGGAATTGCAAACATTGAAGACAATAACTAATGGAAAACATTGATATAGGAAAGTTAGATATTAATGGCAAGAGACAAATTCTTGTCTTACAAGGTGTGCCAGCATCTGGTAAAAGCACTTTTGCTAGAAAGTTGGCTACTGAACATACTAATTGGGTGATAGTCAATAGAGACTCTATGCGTAAAGCTAGGGGTATCTATTGGCTACCAAGCCAAGAAAAGTATATAGATAGATTAGAAGCATATGCTGTTATGTCTGCATTAGATTATGACCTAAATGTTATTATAGATGCAACTAATCTTAATCCAAAAGCCATAGAAGAATGGAATAGAATTGCTGGTATGTATGCTGCTGATATAGAATTTAAACTGTTTAAAATCTCTTATAAAGAGGCTCTTGAAAGAGATAACAATAGGGAAGATAAGGTTGGAGAAAAGGTAATGAGGAAATTCTTTAGAGCTTATTTTCCAGAACTTCTATATAATTATACAGATGATAGAATTATAACATTGCCAAGTTCAGATAAGGAAAGTATTATCTTATGTGATATAGATGGTACTATAGCATTACATAATGGTAGAAGTCCTTTTGATTATGATAAAGCATCAGAAGATACTTTTGACCCTAGAATGAAAATTTTTCTTAATAGTCTTTCACAATGCTATAAGATAATCTTCTTCTCAGGAAGAAGCGAAGATTCTCGTGATGTTACTCAGAAATGGTTGGAAGACAATGGTTTTGGAGAACATCAGCTTTATATGAGGAAACATAATGACTATAGGTCTGATGATATTGTAAAGAAGGAGATGTATTTTGAATACATACAACCTAAATACAATGTAGTGTGTGTATTTGATGACAGAGATAAAGTAGTGAAGATGTGGAGAGATTTAGGTATCTTATGTTGTCAAGTTTATTATGGTGACTTTTAATAATAAAAGTCTATTATAACACAAGTATTACTATGCCGAGAGCAACGAACCTTATTGAGATTGGCCACTCAAAAAATATGTGTGACGGGTCGGCTACAGCAAACTTTGAGTTACTGGATGGCGAGCTTAGTGTGTAACCATTTATTTAACCATATAGAAATGTATGGAGAAGAGTTAGGATACTTGTGTTTATTAATTTTATAAGAAGTATGAAGGAATATTTATATAATGAATGGAGAAAAACTGTCCATCCTAAATATATTAGGTATTTTGATGAATGGTTCAATAATCTAACAGAAACACAAAAACTATATTTTGAAGCATATTCAAAAGGACTAAAAACACCATTTTAATATGAGTAAAGATTACAAAAAATTATATGAAGAAGCTCTTGAAAGAGCAAGAAAACTTGCTACCGATTTACCCAACGGCAGAAATGATAGACTTTATCATGTTTGGGATTTAGAAAACATCTTCCCCGAACTCAAGGAGTCCGAGGACGAGAGGATAAGGAAAGAAATTATTCAGTCTATTAAAGACAACATGTGTGTAATACACAAAGAAAAATGTCTTGCTTGGCTTGAAAAGCAAGGTGAGAATAAACTTGCTAATAAAGTTGAACCAAAGTTTAAAAATGGGCAGTGGATAGTTTGGCAAAACAAATGCTATAAGGTCAACTATAACGGATGTGGCTACGAACTAATTGACCAAAATGGTTTGAGTACATCATTAGAATATGTAACTGTGGATGAAAATGCGCATCTTTGGACTATCCAAGATGCAAAGGATGGAGATGTTCTTTATTCTCATTGCTGTAAATTATTGTGGATTTACAAAGATGGTAATTCGTGTTATATTGGCAATAATTTAAATTATAACGAAAATTGTGTAGTTGTTAATAGTTCTATTTGTATTCCAAATGATGTTACTCCAGCAACCAAAGAACAGCGTGACCTCTTATTCCAAAAGATTAAAGAATCAGGTTATGAGTGGAATGTTGAGAAGAAAGAGTTGAATAAGATTGAAAAGCAAGGTGAGCAGAAACCTACTCCTAAGTTTAAAATTGGCGATACCATCCATAAAATAGGAGAGAACACCGTATTTCCGATGACCATTGAAAAGATAGAAGATGGATATTATGTATGCAATAACAGCCATTCGTTTGTAAACATAGAGTTTCAAGATTACTACGAACTTGTAGAGCAGAAACCTTCTTGGAGCAAAGAGGATAGCAAGAACTTGAATAGTGTAAAGTGGATAATTGAAAATTCAGATAATCTCAATAAAATATTTGAGACGATTGATAGTCCTGACTATATCAAGAAATATTTCATAGATTGGCTCAAATCCCTCAAAGACCGTGTTCAGCCTAAATCAAAGCAAGAATGGAGTGAAGAGGATGAAGATGTAATTAACCACCTAATTGCTATTTGTGCTGGAGCAAAGAGATACAGGCAATTTGCTGGGTGTTTACAAGATGATATAACAAAATATCAAACCTGGCTCAAATCCATTAAGCCTAACCATTGGAAGCCAAGTGAGGAACAGATGAAAGCATTGATAAAGAGAACAAAAGGACTTCATACAAATTCAGAAACCAGAAAAGTGCTTGAAAGTTTAATTTTTGACCTACAAGAAAAACTTTAAATTATGGAACAATTCTCATTAGAAAAATATCTTAAAAATCCAAGCCGCAAAGTAGTGACAAGAAGTGGACATAATGTTCGTATTCTTTGCACAAACCAAAGAGGGAACATGCCAATTGTCGCTCTCGTTGAATTTGAGACATTAGATGGAGTACAAATATTCTACCATGATGGAAAAAATGAAAGTCATAGGGAATATGACCTTTTCTTTGCAGAAGAGGAATCTACCGAGTTTGAGAAAGCCGTAAGAAATATTCTAGCTAGATATATCTCAAATATTGACTGTTTTCCAGAAACAATTAAAAGTGAAGCTGAATCACTCCTCGACTTGGCAAGAAAGGAACTTAAACCAGAGATTGACAAAGAGATTGATAAAGCATATAAAAATATAGATACTATTGTTTATAATAATGGATATAAACAAGGTCAATATGAAATAATGGAAGACTTGCCTAAGTGGAAGAAAGCTGAAAAAGATGAAGAGCTTGATTGTCATGTAGCCATTCAGCAAGATGGCAGGGTTGTACTTTCTGATTTTGTACAAAAAGATGAGTATTATATTACTCTTGATGTATTGAAAACCTTACCAAAAGAAGAATAAACAATGAAAAAACTAATCTTATTATTAGCACTCGCATTTGTAATGTGTGGGTGTCTTGAGCAAAACGCAGATGGCTCTTATAAAATTGGAAGAGAAATAAAGGAAGTAGTAATAGATTCTTGTGAATATATTACTATGCACCATAGATTAGCTCACAAAGGCAACTGCAAGTATTGTGCTGAAAGACGTAAGAAAGAACAAGAAGAACTAATCCGTAAAATCAAGAAATAATGAGAACAATAAGAGAGGTAGAGTATAATCCAATTGTTGAAATTGGAAAATATTACGCTTACGAATCGCATGGAAATTTATGTGTTGGACAAGCTATAGAAAATCCAAACCTACATTCGTATAAATGGGCCATGAAGAATTTAAATACAGGAAAAATAGAGTATCCTTATAGCCAAGAAGTTTTCATCACAGAAGAACCATGTAAAAGAATAGTTTTTACATACGAAACAGTATAAAATCAAAGAACAATGACAAGAGAAGAAGAAATCAAACAAGCTGCAAATGACATATTTGATATTGAAGACCAAAAAAGATTAAATCAAGGTTTTATCAAAGGTGCAGAATGGGCTGACCAACATCCAAAGGAAGGACTTTGGGATGCCGAGAAAGTATGTGATTTCATAGCATCGCACTTAACAGATAAATCAATTATCAATAATTGGCAGCTCCCTTATCAAACAGTACAAGATTTTATTGAAGATTTGCACAAAGCAATGGAGGAATAAACTATGATTGGAATTTTTGGGAGAATATTCATAATCTTGATTGGAATTTTAGCAATTATAATATTGCTTATAATTTTTGCAGCCTCATGGAACTCTTTAGAAGAAAGAAGAAATAGAAAATATAAAGACGCCAATTATAATGATGAAAAGGAGTACTAAACCATGTATGATTCAGGTTACTATCGTAAAAGTTTAAACGATTTGCTATGGCAATTCTTTAATTCAATATTTGTAATTAAAATTAAATTGTAAACCATGTCAGACAAAGTACAACTAATCAAGGAAGAGATTGAAAGAAGAATTGAGCTTCTTGAACCGTTGGAATGTGAATATAACAATGGTTCTATTGATGCTTATAAAGGCATTCTTCGATTCATCAACTCTCTTCCAGAAGAACCTTCAGATGAAACATCAAAGGCAAACTACAATGAACGATATAAGAGAATTGCTCAAACAGAACAATTCAAAGAATCTTACTGTGGTAAATCTCTTGGTAAAGAGGAACCTGCAAGTGAGGATTTGGAGGAAGAAATTGAAAACTATATCAAGGATAGTCTTGCTATTAAGTTCCCAACAACAGACAAGGAGCAAATAAAGTCTGACATCAGATATATCGCTCATCATTTCGCTGAATGGCAGAAACAGAAAGACCAAGAAACCATTGAACTTGCTGAAGACCATGCAATGCTTGCTGGGATGAACAAGATGAAAGAGGAAATGATGAAAGATGCTGTGGAAACCATCATAGTCAACGATTGGCAGTATGGCAAAGACCCAGACCATGCTGTCATTCCAGCAATTCATCAAAGAATTGATGGGTTTAATGTCGGTGACAAAGTGAGAATTATCATCGTTAAAACTGAACAACAATGAGCAAGATTGCAGAAAAGAAAGTTAGGGAACTTGGATATGGTAAAGACCCATTATACCGTAATGAATATTCGGCAAACGATGTGTTTGAAGCCGCTGTTGAATGTTACGACCAAGCCATGCAAGATTTCTTGGAGAAGGCTGAAGAATGGTTTGATATAATGAGTCCATCTCTTACAAAAGGGTTTATAAAATATATGCAAGATGAAATGTAAAGATTGTAAAGTTTTCGGTTGTCAATACAGAACAACTGATGCAGAGAAAGACTGCTACTATGAACGATGGAATGTAAAACAATTTGACTGGCAATCCTTCCGAGCAGAAGCAGCGAAGGATATTCTATGTGCGATGATTCAAGATGGATACTATGGGGAGGATATAACTGTTCATCAGTCAGAATTGGCTGTTGGATATGCCAATGAATTGATCAAACAACTCAAAGAAAAGGAGGAGAAATGAAACAAATTACCGAAGATTATTGTAGCTTTGAAATTGCAAAACTCTTGAAAGAGAAAGGAGTTGACTTTATTGATTGCGTTACCTACTATTGTGAAGATAAACCCAAAGAGGTAAACTACTCGTTTTGTGGAGAAACAAATTCAACTTGGGAGAAAAGATGCTGTCAAGCTCCAACACATCAAATGACTCTCAAATGGTTAAGGGAAGTGCATGATTTACATATTATAGTATATCCTTGGCAAGCAGATAATGAAGAAAAAGCAAGTCACTGGTGCTGTACAGTATATAGAGCATTCGCTCATCTTGGCAATGATGTATACACAAACGAAACACCAAAATCTTATGAAGAAGCTGTTGAAGCAGCACTTAAATACACACTTGAAAACTTGATTTGACATGACAAACAAAGAGAAAGCCCAAGAAGTTGCAAATAACAGAGAATCTGAATTTGGCGAGATTGGTGATATAAACTATTGCTGCTATATGTCAGCACTTGACATGGCTCAATGGAAAGATGAGCAATTAGGATGGCATGATGCAAAGAAAGAACAACCACCTATGGATGAAGAAGTAATTGTTCTAACCAATACCCTTAATGGAAAAGAGCTTAGCACACCAATAAGAATATGTTTTGGACATATAGTTGATAAGAATATATGTGTTGACTATGATGGATGGAACATTCCAGGTGTTGCTTATTGGATGTATTATAAAGAACCTAAATAGACTATTATATGAATGCACAGGAAAAGATTTTGATAATGAATGATATAGAGAATGATATTTTAAGCATTGTTTATATTTCTGGATTACACAAACTATTATTAGATTGTGCGGCAAAGAGTTGTAAATATGAATCTTTAGAATGTAATCTAGGAAACGGTTGTAAAATAACATTTGAAATAAACACAGACGATAAATCATAAATGAAAATAAGAATAGATGATGGTATAAACGATGAATTAGCATTACAACTAATACTAAAAGTAGTGCAACAGGGACGTATAAGCAAAGGTCGTAACAATAAAGAATGTTATTGTTTTGCAACAGTGTTTAATGTTCCAGAAGATCCTGATTATGAATACATTGTATACAGTAATGGAAATACAAAGGATGATTGCTTTTTAGTATATAAAGTAAAAAAACACAAATAAGTAGAATGGTAGTAAATAACTTTCAATTAATTGAAGAATATATGAACTCTCATCCTTGTAAGGAAGGAGAGTTCCATTTTCTTCAAATTATACAAAGAAATAAGGAAAATCCATACTTAGGAAGTAACAACCATGTAATAAGAGAATATATGGTTGAAAACTCTGAATATTTGGAAAAACATAAAAATGAAATAAGTATATTATGTCAACTTTTCAATGCGAGAGCATATATTCATATATCAAAGAAAACCTATAAAGATGTAGGATTTCAAGTATTAAATACTCTTGCTGAATACTTAAGTCAAGAAAATTATCATGGTGTAAAACATTTATATTCAACATCAGTTGGAAGATGTAAAAGTAGTGATAAGACTTTTCTTGTAGATATTGATACAAAAGAAAAGGAATTTGTCGATGAATGTATAAAGTATATAAATAATGAATGCCAACCTCTTGACAATACAAATAAGGTAATTTTGACAGTTCCTACATTGCATGGTTATCATATAATAACAAAACCTTTTGATTTAGGGACTTTTAGTAAATTACATCCTAATGTTGATATACATAAAAATAATCCTACACTATTATATTATAAAGAGATATAAGCATTATGACTTACTTAATGATTATTGAAGAACTCGAAGAAGGTTTGAAGAAAACAAAAAGAATCGAAGCATCTTGTATAGAAGATGCTGAATTAATTATAAAAGGACAATTTCCAAGTTGGCATATAGTAAATATTAAAGAAGAAAATATGTTTGATGACAATGGTTATTCAAAAACAGATGACCATAACCCATATCCAGAAGAATGAAACTATGAGAAACAAATTTAATTTAAGTAATAGGGATAGTGTGTATAATGCTCCTACTATTCCTTGGGATAGTGATACTTACACTCCAGTATCCAATAAGTTTATTATGGATACAATAGAAGATAAACTTAGAAGTCTTGGATTAATTATAAAGAATGAGAGCTATAAAACAACTAATACCAATACTGGTTTAGTTAAAGGAGTAATTGGTTCTTATGATATTAGTACAGATGATGGAGAATTTGGACAAAGACTTATGTTTAGAAACTCTTATGATAAGACTATGAGTTTTGTTGTAGTGGCAGGAACTGTATGTATGATTTGTACAAATGGCTGTATATCAGGAGATTATCAATATAAGAGAATTCATAAAGGAGTTATCTTAGGTGAAACTAGTACTACAAAAGAAGATATTGTAACTAATATTAATGGTGGTATATCAGTATTACAAACAGCGTTTGAAAATATTGTAAGACAAATGAATGAATTAAAGCACTTTGAGGTTAGTCCTCAAGATACTTACAATATTCTTGGTGAATTATTCTTTAAGAAAGAAGTACTTACCATAACTCAAATGTCCATAATTAAGAGAGAGTTACAATTTAGTAAGAACTTTAAACACCTGTTTGATAAAGACTTTACTGCCTTTGATTTGTATAACAATATTACTGAAGCATTAAAGACTTCTCATCCTACAGAGTATATTGGTGACCATATTAATACTCATAATCTGTTTAAGGAATTATTTAAATTAAGTTAAATGGACTATAAATGGCATAAATGTAGGCAAGGAGAAATGCCAGAGGATATTGCTTCTCCTGAAATGATAATTCATAGAGGGTTAAAAGAGGAGTATAGTGGATATATAGGAAATATTCTATGCTATAACCAAAATGATAAAATAGGATTACAATATTGGATTGGTAGCAGATATCATGGATGTGCAACTCACCTTGATTCTGATAAAGTGGATATATTTCCTTGGCGTTGGAGGTATAATACTCCTACTTACTGGAAATTTATAGAACATATAAATAATAAAAAAGATGAAACTAATTAATCAATCTGCTCAATACCTGCCTCAACAAGCAGGTATTGACGGTATTTATAAGCAAATAGAATTGGCTGGGAGAACATCATATCTCAGTTGGGATAAGATGACTGATGACTCTGCAAAGAAGTTTGTGGATATGCTTATCAAAAGCAAACACTGGTCAGTACTCGAGCATGGGACTATATATCTAAAAATTCCATTTATATCAGATTCGTATGGTAAATCTTGGTGGCGTAAAATTGTAGACCATGATAAGCTTCCATCTCCATTCCAAGAGTTTAATATAATAAATGAATCTTCAATAAAAGCGTCTAAATATTATCATAATAAATATTCTAAGTGCCATATTGAATCAACTTACAAAAGATGTTCTCCAATAACAACAAAAAGAACATATGTTGATGAAAATAAATCATTATCATATGATGAAAGTGATGATTACAAATATGATGATGATGGAATTTATTTTGAACATATAGCATATATTACGACAAATCTACGTGTGCTTCAAGAGAATAGTTGGCTTGATGATTTGAAATATCTTTGTGAACCAACAGAATTCCATGAGAAGAGGTTAACTGTAAAGCTTACTACAAGTATTGATATTACGAGAGAGAGCAATAGAAATAGAGTATTAAGTCCTACTGAAGAATCTACAAGATATTGTAACTATTCAAAAGGAAAATATGATAATTCTATTAGTGTTGGTATTCCATCTTGGGTTAATGAAGAAGAAATTCCTACCTATAAAGGCTTAGTTGGTTTTGCTGATGATATTTCCAATGATAGAACTGACAGATGGGATGCTTTAGATTGGTGGTTCTTTGCAAATCTTGCTTGTGAAAAAAGTTATATGATGCTTTTGGATAAAGGCTGGACTCCTCAACAAGCAAGAAAAGTATTACCATTAGGAACTAAATCTGAAATAGCATATACAGCTTTTGAATCTGATTGGAGAGATTGGTTTGATAAAAGGTTGTTTGGAAAGACAGGAGAACCTCATCCTGATATGCTTGTGTTAGCTAATCTTATCAAGCAAGAATTTGAGAAAGCTGGTGTATGGGAAGGAATAATGAAATATCCATCTAAATATGACTGAAGAACAAATCAAAGAGAAAGCTAAGCTTGAGAAGCAACTTGATAAGCTTACAGAACAGGAAGAAAAAATATCAAGAAAGTTAAATATCTTAAGTTTCTTAGATAGGATTAAACATGTAGAAGAGTGTTTTAAAAACGATTATAATAGATATACTATAGCTATAGAAAAAGGAGATGAATTTGATATAAAAACAAAACCTAAAATGTATCCATTAAGGCATGAAGTGGTTTTTATTCTTCCAAATGAATATCTTACAAAACTTATGGATTTGTTTAAATTGGCAGCAGATAATGAAATATCCAAATAAATATGAAAACTTATTTTGATAAAGCCACCCAAAAGTGGGTAAATTACAAACCTGAATCTTATTGGTCTGGAATGGTTGATATTTATGGTAAGAGAATTTATTTGGGGGATGTATATCAAGTATTGAATGCAAGAAGAAACAATAATCCAGTTACTTTAAAATGTGATGAATATACTTGTTTTCAAGCTAACACATGGCTGTATACAAAGTATCTTAAATACATAAAAATGTAGAAATAAATATGATTAAAGAAGAATTATATTAAAACCTTAATAAAATGAAAGAAATCAAGAAAGAAATAATCAGAAAAGACTATACTTATCAATATGAATCCTTTGATGGTAATTTATGGGATACTAAAGAGGAATGTGAAAAGTATGAAAAGAGTGCTGAAGGAGTGCTTAAACTTAAATTCCAAAATTTAATTGTTGATAAACAAAATGCTTGGGATTTAATGAGAGGATATGAAGATAATGATGTAATTGGATTAAAGCTTACCAAAGAGGAAGATAAAGACACTGTACTTCAACTGTATCTGCTCCTTAATCCTCATTTATTAAACGATAGTGAAAGATACAAGGAATATTTGGAACAATATAGGTCTTATATAAATGAAGCTTTTGAAAAGAAAGACCTTCTTCTTATGGGTATTAATTGTGAAGGTGATTACTACTTCATTGGTCCAAGGAATAAATTTATTGAGAACTTAAAAAATTTTGGAAAGTCTATTAAATCTGAAAAGAAGTAATTATGATTAGACACAAATGGATAGTGGGGCTGAGAAATAAACTCAGCTCCCTTGCTATGGAATGTGATAGTTATGCTGCTATTGAAGATTGCCAACTAACACCAAAAGAAAGAGAAACTATTCAATATAAAATAAGTGAAGTAATTACTTATATTGATAACCAATTAAAATAATTATGCAAAAGTATTATATTTTCTTTTGGCCAGAAAGCCAAAAATATATGGATATTGAGGATTGTTATCCTGTTTGTGATGGTGAAGGTGTTGCAGTACCTTGTGAATTAATAGATGGAGAATAATGAATACACAATGTAAATCTTGCGGGTCTGTTAAATTTGAATATAAAGAAGGTAAGAAAGTATGTGCTTATTGTGGTAGAGAAGTCTATGATAATAACTTAGAAATAGTTGCTATAGAAGAACGTTTAGCACAATTAAAAAACCAAATGGATTTAAATAGACAACTACTACAATTTCATACAATAATAGACCCAACTAGAACTATATCATTTTTACCACCAAATTTTTAAATTATGGAATTACAAAGATTAACAAGTCTTAAAGACATTAAAGTAGGAGACATCTTTACAATAATTACTCCTAACTTTGAAGATGTGGTTATTCAATTTATTGGAAGAAATCCAATGATAGATAACAAAGAACATAAAAGTAAAAGTGGTTATTTTGCTACTATCTATGGACCAAAGAAGTGTTTTATTTTAGGAGAGAATGACCTTAAAAGTAAAGATATTGAATACTATATTGGATATGACGAAAAATTTGCTTTGGAGAAAAGAATTGAAAAGATTCAGAATGACCTTTTGATTCCTCTTCAAGAAAGATTATCGAAGTTAGAAAACCGTGAATCTAGTAATATTGATTAATATGAAATATCAATTTAAAGCAAAGGATTTAAAGACTGGAGAATGGGTTACTGGAGATTTAGCTTATGCAAAATCAATGTCTTTTAGAAAAAGTGATGGGTGTAGGGTAAGAACTATTAAACCTATGATAGTTGCACATAATATTCATGGTGGAATGTTATATATAACAAGTAGACATTTCATTGATGAAAACACTTTAGAATTAATTAGCAATGGCACAGAAAATCAAATTTAATGAAAGCAAGCCTGATTGGAAGCTTGAATTAGTTTTAGATGATGGTTTAATTATTAACGCTGACGGATATGAATCCTCATATTTCACTGATGAATTACCTGAAGGAAAGTATGATTATTATGCCAGACATTCAGATGAAGATTGGACTGAAATATGCGGAATAAAGAAAAATAAGGGACTTACAGTAAACTTTTGGGGAACAATAGTTACTGATGAAGAACTTGATTTTGGAGAAGAAAATGAATTATATGTAGTAAAATGTTCTTATATTGAGTTATGAGTAAAGAAGATTCAATAACATTAAGTGAAAAACATGGATTAAATCCTTCTCTTGTCAAATGCTTTGTATGTGGAGAGTTAACTAATAGCATTGCTTTGCTGGGAAGATTAAAAAATGATGTAGAAGCTCCTAGGGAATGTATAACTGGAGAATTGTGTGATAAATGCAAGGAGTTAATAGACAAACAAAAAGGAGCTTTTATTTTAGAGGTTACAGATGATACTAAAGAAGATGAAAAGAATCCTTATAGAACAGGTAAGTTAGTAGGAATTTCTAAAGAAGCAAAGGAAAGATGGAATATAGCTTCTCCAATAGTATATATGCACAAACAATTATTTAGTCAGATGTTTGACCAATATCTTGATAATAAGGAAGAAACAAATGGAATATAATTATTTATGGCTATTAAATTACAATACAGCAGAATGTATTGTAATCAAATTAACTAAAGAAGATAAAGAGTTAATGAATGATTATGATAACTTTGAAACATTTATTGTTGATTGTTTGGAAGAGAAATATAACTTCAATCTGAATGATTGTCAATGGATGGTTTCAGAGAATTATGAATTTACTAAATTTGGATTTTAATATGTATAATAATTACCACTATCCACCAGGCTCAGATACTCCTAATGCACCCTGGAACCAAGTAGAAAACCCTGAAGAGGAATTTAATGTTACCATAGTGGAAACATTAAGTAAAGATGTAACAATAGTCACTACCAATTATAATCTTGAAATAGATTGTGATGAAGATGGTTGTTATAGAAATTGTGATACGTCTGATACTCCTTGGAAAGATGAGTATAAGACACAAGGATGTACTGCAATTGAAACTATTATTGCAGTAAAGACTTATTTAGAAGAGGTAAGATTACAACAATTAACAGACCTTTCCAATTGTAGAAATCTAACAGAATCAGAACGAAAGGAATTAAGAGTTGTAAAAGACCTTATAAAACAATGCAGTGATTGGGAACAAGATGAAATTGAGTTTTGTCCAGAATAAATTTATAAGGATATGGAAAAAATTGTAAAGTATTGTGAGTATTGTGGTAAAGAAATAGAAGATACCAATGATACTGGTAGTTTGTGTTATAGATGCTATATGAAGGAGTATTATCCTGAAGAACAAGATTTGTAATTAAATAATAAGGGGAGGTGCCATTTGGTACTTCCCCTTATTTTTTTACTTAAATGTAATTGATTGTTTAATTTTTAATTATATAGTTGTAATATTTAAAATATAAGTATTATTTTTGCAAAAAATTTTAGTTTGCTATGCGTAAAGATAGATGTTTAAGTCCTACAAGACCTGAAATAAAGGAAATAAATGACTCTATTTCAAAAGAATTAGGATTAGAAAACCAAAGTATTTATACAAAAGATTTAGTTGAAAAGATTCAACTGTTTGCTTCATTAAACTCACTAGATTAGGAAGAAGCAATTAAACCTAAATATAGAGAAAATCTTCTTGACTATTTAAGAGGTGTATATAAGATAAACACTTTCTACGAAACTCCTTTGTATTAGGAGGCTCAATAGTTTATTGATACAATAGAAGGATTAGGAGAACCTATAGAAGCTTCTGAAGAATCTGTTATAAGTATAAAGCAGATGTTAGATGAAGCTACTGAAAACCATGCTACATATTTTAAACTAAATGATGGTTCTTATATTATAAACATTGATAAGCCTGTAGAAAAAGTATATGGTGTTAATAATGAGCAGGAACTACAACAGATAAAGTCAAAAGCTATTGCTGATGGTACTTTCATGAAAGCTCCTAACGGCAATCCTACCAATCTTACTGAAAGACAATGGTTGCAAGTTAGAACCAAGAATTTTATTAATTGGTTTGGTGATTGGATTAATGATCCTGTTAATGCTTCTAAAGTAGTAGATGAGAATGGTGAGCCTTTGGTAGTATATCATGGAAGCCCTAAACAATTTAATACTTTTGATTGGCATTATATAGATGAAAACGATACGGAGAGTGGATTTTTCTTTTCATCAGATAAGAACTATGCAAAACAATATGGTACTAATGTATTTGAAGTATTTTTAAATGTCAAAAATCCAATAATTAGTAAAGATATTCCATTACATCATAGTACCATACATTCTATACTTAGAAGTAAAGGCAAAGATTCAGTAGAAAAATATGATGGAATTATAGGTGGAGATTTAACGACAGATGAATTTATTCCTTCTGAAGGATTTGAGGTAATGTTATATAATCCTAGCCAAATTAAATCAGCTACTGATAATAATGGTGAATTTAGTGATTAGGATAATAACATCTATCACGAACATTTTGAACAAAACAAGAATTTAAAAGAGTTTAGAGATAAATAGCTTGAGTCAATATTTGCTAATAATTATGATAAGAATAATTAGCAGATTGATGTGTTGTCAGCTATAAAAGACAGAATGTCAAACACAAGATATTCAAAAGTTTTCAAATATCTTGAAGAAAAAGGATTATTAAAAGACTTAAATATTTCATTAGAAAATGGTTTAGCTAGTGGAATAAATATTAGGGAAGACAAAAAATATCAAGGAAGAAGGGCTTATTACGAAGCAGAAACAAACACTATCCATATAAATGCTTTAGCTGATTTTACAAAAGAAGGAGTAGCTAATGCTATAATAATGCATGAAATATTGCATAGTATAACTGTAGCTAGAATACAAAGCAATAAAGAATTTAGAACCTAGATATAGAATATAATAGACAAGTATAACAAAGAGTCTTCAGAAAATTCCTATAAATATACAGGAGACCATGCTATTGAAGAGTTTGTTGCAGACTTATGGTCTTCTCCTGAGCTTGCTAAAGAATTAATTAGCATACCAGCAACAGAAGAAAAAACTCTTTTAGATAGAGTAAAGGAAATATTAAGCAAGATATTCAACAACTTGTTTAAAGGAAATCTTACTCTTTTTGAAGAGGCTTCTGACTTAGTTTTAAATCTATTAGATGAAAATGTTTCAACTAATGGAAAAGGAATATTCTATGAACAAATTACAAAACCAGAGCAATAGAATGTATAGCAAACTAATTTTGTAAGAAGTGAGGCAGAAAGAGATACTACATCCCTTTATGTTTTCACAGATAATACTGATAGAACTAGTGGAAGACTTTCTATACCTGATGATTCTCCTTATGCTAAGAAGTATGGTAAAGGACTTAAATATCCTACTTAGACTCAAGCAGTTTTGAGAGGTCTTCCAAACGCTATGCCTATTTCTACGCAGAGATGGATATTTGACCACGGCAGAGGTAAACCTTCTAGGAGTAATCCTTCTCCAGGACAATGGAGAGATGAAGACTTGAAAGAATTTAAGAAATTAATTACTCAAGAAATTAATGATATTATAGCAGAATGGAATACTGGTAAATACACTACCTTAAAAATAGGTACTGGAGATGCTATATTCAATGGTGCAATTTCTGAAATAACACAGGAGAGAACTCCTAAACTCTATAAGTTCCTTCAAAGTGAATGGAATAGACTATTGTCTGCTGTAAACAAAACAAATTAGCAATAGATACAAAACCAAGCTTAGGAAGGTGTAAAAAATTTAGATTATTATACTAAACAACTTTTACAACTTAGAGAGGATTTTACCAAGGTTGTAAAGAAGAGAAAAGACTTTAAAACAAGCCATGTTTATGAAGTATTGGTAAATAAAGAATGGAGAGACGCTGATATGTCTGTAACTTAGCTTATAGAAGGAAGAGAAGCTAAAACAGATTCTGGTCAATCAAGATACACAACCTTCGGAAATGCAAACGATGCTTTTATAAGAGATTATTTTGCTGGAGAAAAAGGAAAAGAAGGTAAAAAATTAAAAGATTTTTATCCTAATATTGGAGATAAAAATAGTAGAATATATCAGCAACTTAATTAGTTCTGTAAAGATTTTAATAATGTATTAAAAGCAAAATTTGAAGCTTTAGGAAGGGATTATAAAGTATTTACTAAATTTGATTTAGTAGATGGTAACGATGAGTTCACTGTATGCCAGATAATGAATGTAGGTGGTAAACCTAAATATGTAGCAGGTACTATAGATATGATTGTAGTAGATAGCAAAGGTGATTACTATTTATACGATATGAAGACTACAGGTAAAGATTATTCTACTTGGAAAAAGAATATGCTTCCAAAGTATAATCTACAAGTAGGAGTCTATAGACAAATGCTTTAGTCAAATTCTAGAATAGAAATAAAAGATAGAAATGTAGGCTTCCTCGTTACTAGGGTTGCTTGGCCTAAAGAAGAAAGCAATTATAACCTTAAAGGTGATTCTATATACTATAACGGTTAGGAATTATATGAAAATCCTGAGTTTAATGTTGGAAGATGGGACAGACTCGATTCTTCAGGTTATTTCATTGTATAGGCAAATGGATTAATGACTGGTACTCCAGATAGTAGGTATGTATAGAGTGCCTTACTTTCATAGAACCAGAAAGACACATTAACTGATATGCCTTAGGGAGAAGTGTATAAAACAGAAGTATAGAGCACCGTAAAACAAATAAATCAAAAAGATATAGAAAATGCCCAATAGGAAGAAGAGGAGGAACAATTTGACTTTGATACTTCTGATTTATTCACTGAAACAGTAAATAGTATAACACAGCCTGTATCTGCAAAGGAACAATTGTTTGTTGGAAGAACTGCAATAAAGGTTATCCTTGATAAAATAGATGAAATAAGTGCTGATAATTCCAGTCTTGATGACTTGGAAATAGAAGGAATTGTGCCTAATATTGAAGGATTAAGTAGCCAATAGATTCTTAGAAGATATTTTAATGATTTATAGAAGCCCTTATATAAGTGGTTTAGGGACAACTACCTCTAGGTTTTTGAAGAAGATTCTGATGAAGTAAAATATAAGAAAGAATTCTTGTCAGATGAAAGAAACTTCAGTGCTATAATGAATAGTGTTCAAGCTGATTTTGCTGAAGCTACAGGACTTCCTTTGAAATCAAATTTAAGAGTATTGGTATAGAATGAAGAGAATCCTGATGTAGATGATATGTTTGAACAGGATAGACTTGCTGAGGACGGTAGAGAGCCCTACTCAATAGATTCAAAAGAAAAGTCTTATGAGAAAACGATGACTCAAGAAGTCAAAAAGGAATTCTCTAGAATAACACTTTATAAATATCAAAAAGACGAAAATAATGCCTATATATTAGATGAATAGGGTTATCCTATTACAAAAAAGGTAGAAACAATAAATCAATATGATGAAGTAAGCACAGAAGACGACTATGAGGAAGATCCTTATGGATATGGATTCCCATTATATATTGACAAACATAAGGCGATAAACTTTATATTTGAAAGATTCCATACTTGCCAAGATTCTGAGGAGCTTAAACAAGCTATGAAGGATGAAATGAAGAATACTCCTTGGCTTTCAGTGATAGTTAGAAAAATGGAGGATAATCCTGAATTTGCCACATAGATGTTTGTTTCTTTCAATAGAAACAAGTCATTATATATGGAAGGAAAGGTTGCCCCAGAAGATAGGTCATTCAATAAGAAATTAAAAACTTGGCAGGTTGACAGATGGACATTAGCTCCTTTGAATGAGAAAGTTAAGCTAGATGAATTAAGAGCTGGAATTAATGAAAGATTCCTGGGAGAACAAGACATCTCTGAAGCAATCACAAGAGAAGGAAAAGATGGTAAATACCGTTTTGTATATAACCACGATAAGGCTAGCAAGGAGTATCAAAAACTTAAAGACACTTATAATAATGCTGACACTTATGATGTAAAAGTGAATAATTTAAAGGCAGCACTTGCCTTATTTGGATTTGATGTTTCAGGAATTGAGTATCCAGAAAACTTGATAGATAGTCATACTGAAAAGTTATTATGGGGCAGCTTTGATAGTGATGGATTGTTTGTAGGTCTTATGGGAGCATTAAATGACCATTCAAACAATGTTACATATGAAGCAATAGCAAAAGAATACTCTGCTATTGCAAGAATAGTAGCTAAAGGTATGGCAGATAGATATGAATTGTCTTCTTACTCTGGAGGAAAATCTTATATGACTTATACCCAAATAAGCCATATAGAAAGAATGATAGCTAAGCTTTCAGGTGAAAATCCTTTATATACAAACGAAAGTCTCTTTAGTGAGGATTCAATATATACAAAATACCGTACTTATTATGTAGGAAAGAATAAGAATGGAGAAATGATTTTCACGAATTCTGTGCTTTAGGAAATATATAACGATTGGAAAGAGAATCTTGAATCCCAAGAGGCAGGAGAATCTTTCTTTGAAAAGAGAAAGTATCTTAAACATTATACTCTTACAGCTATGGATTCAAAACAATTCTTTAAGCAATCCCAAGCTGATGTATGGTATTCTATACTTACTGCTTATTTTGCACCTATGATAACAGGAGAAAACGCTACTTTTTATTATGAGGATAACAAAAATCTTGGATAGGATATAGCTCTGTTTAGAGTAGGAACAATGTCTGATAAACCAGCAAGTGAATTTATACAATGGTTTAAACCTGCAAGAGTAGCAGAATCTGGAAATAAAGAAAAAGCTTTATAGTAGTTTAAAGAAGCTATAGCAGATAAAGCTTATATGTATTTTGCATATGAAATAGAAAGAATGAAGGCTGTTCTTGACCAATTAAAGAATCCTTCTGCTACTGATATAGCTGCTTTTAACTTAGATAGAGGTAAAGCAAAATCAATATTAGCGAAAGTAAAAAAAGGAGAAAAAATATAGATTTCAGATTTAGTAGACCCGAATACTAAATAGCTTTATGGTTTTATTAAGAAAAGTGGATTGTCTTTTAGATTCCTTCCAATGTTTAATTAGGAGCTGGAATAGAATACTTCTTTTGGAAAAACAATAATTTCTTTACTATATAATTCAAAAGACTTAAATTCTCTCTCAAACTTTGAGAAGAATAATATTTATGAATAGTTTAGAAATTTATACATTGAGGGAATGGATGAACAATATAGAGACTTTAAAGCCCAACTTTCAGAAGATTTAGGAGTAGAAGAATCTAAATTACTTAAAACTATTCAAAAATCAATAAAAGCCATAACTAGTAATGATGATAGGTTATTATAGGAATTTTTCTATAATGATTCCTTAATGACTATGAATCTATATAATCTTCTTATGGGAGATATAGCATATAAGAAAGATACTATTGACCTTTAGAAGAGAAGTGCAGAATATCATGCTACTACAACAAAGGCAGATATTAAGGCAAAAATGAGAGAAGGAATGCTTAATAATTCTAAAGGATTATATTCTGATGGAATATTTAGAGCTATTATAATAGAAGACCAAAAGGACTATAATAAGGGACTAGCTAAAGAAGTAAATAAAGTATTCAAAGTATTGGAATAGCAAGCAAGAGATGCTGGCGATGGTAAGAAAGCCAATATGTATCATACTTATAGTATTTCTATTCCTAGTATGATTGAGGGTGGTATAGAAGTAACTGATGGTTAGGGATTCAGTTCTCCTACAGCATTCTGGAAGAAAATGCATATGTTAGGAGAATGTCCTATAGGATTTGATAATGCCTTATAGGATATAAAAGCAGGAAATGTTACTTCAGATAATATTGATGTTGTAATACAAGAATTTAAACCTTTTGTGTTCACACAAATAGAAAAAGCAGGAACTAAGGATTTTGGAAAACAACTTGTTCCTATGCAAATTAAGGATAGTGAAGCTATGATTATGTTAGCAGGAGCTATTATGATTGGAGCAGAAAAGGCAGGTATCATTGAGAACAATCCTATTGTAGAACTTTTCAATCTTATGGAAGCTTCGGCTTATGGTCTTACATAGGAATATATTGATGGTAATTTTGATATTAGCCATTGCACTATGGATAAATATACTGGAAAAGGTATAGATACCATAGTATTTAAGTCCGCAGTAAAGAATGGGGCTTCTGGAGTATTGGATTTAAATGGTAAAGATAATGAGTAGATAAGAACCGAAGTATTTAACAAAGTTCTTGATAATAATGGCAAATATAATCCTGTATATGTACAAGAATTTGATTTCAGGGATTGGGGTAAACAATAGAATAACCCAGCACACATGCAGGACAATGAGTCTGGAATTGGTTCTCAAGTAAGAATACTTTCAGTGTCAGACCTTCCTGAAAACTTCCAACTTCCAAGGAGTATGTAGGGAATGAGAAAATGGGGTAGTTATAAAGGATTATCTGATAAATAGATATTCTTGAAACATTACTTTGAGCTTCTTAATGAGGACTTTAGAAGAGGAATTGAAGATGTTAAATAGCAATTGGGTCTCGGTGACTATGAGGATGAAAAAGTCACTGATAAAGCAACAGGAAAACAAAGGTGGATTTCTTCTGATGAAAAGCTTGCACAACTTGTATAGGATGCAATAGCAAGAGATACAAAATATAGCTATGAGCTATATAAAGCTTTTACTTTAGTAGAAGACTAGAAAGAAGGACTTCCAATAAAGAGATTTGCATATTCAATCGGAGACCCATCAGTTTCTGACAAAGCTTTTAGTGTAATATTCTCTTTAATAAAGAAAAGAGTTAATAATGAGGTATTACCTGGAGGTCCTGTTGTTCAAGTCGCTCCTTATGGAATGTCTGAAGAGTTACATCTCATAAATAATGAAGGAAAGATAATAGATGTTGGTACCTTAGTAAAAGGAGATAAAATAGTAAGTGGTATGACTATGGAAGTATATATTACTGCTCCTACAAGAGAAATTCAAAGAGCAATAATGTATAATCATGGAAAGATGGGAAGAAAGAAATTATCAAGAAAATATGCAGAAGGAGAAATTCTTGATATTGAAGATATTAAAGCTCTTGGCATTTTAACTGATAAAGATTTGGAAATGATCGGATATAGAATTCCTACTGAGGATAAATATTCTTCATATAGAATGAAGATTAAGGGATTCTTACCTAGAGAAGCAGGAGAATAGATTATAATGCCTAAGGAAATTACTTTACTTAGTGGTACTGACTATGATATTGATAAAATGTATTGTATGTTCAGGTATTCTACTGATGCTGCTATGAAACTAAGGAAGAAGCAAGAAAATGCAAGAGCTGATAGAATGACAATTAAGAATGAAATATTTGATATGATGTGGGAAGCTCTTGGAGACCCGTCTTGTATTGAGAAACAGTTGCACCCTGGAAGTTTCGGACCTTTGGTTGATATAGCTAAAGAACTGGATGACCATTATAAAGAAGGTAATGAAAGTCTTATGTATGTACAGACACAAGTAAAACTACATAAAGCTAATGCGGCTGGTAAGGAGTTTGTGGGTATTGCTGCTCTTAACAATGTGTCTCACTCAGTTACAGCTTTTGCTAATATTCATTTTAGAGAACCTGGTGGAGATAACAGAGGATTTGATTTTGACTTTACTATAGAAGATTCAAACGGAAACAAAATTACTAATGAAACGTTTATAGATAAAACAACCATAAATGAAAATAGTAAAGGAAAAGTAAGAATTGACCCAGAATATTCACCTGTTGACGGAGAAAGACTTTCAAGAACAATTGGTATGTTTGTGGGAGCATCTGCTGATAATGCTAAAGAGGCAGTTTTAGGTTCAATCAACATTAATCCTACTACTGGTACAATAGCAATGGGTATGATGAGAATAGGTTTTTCTCCAAGAACAATTGCTTATATGTTATCTATGCCTTCTGCACAGAGAGCAATGAAGATGTCACAAGTGTATGGAATAAGATTTGAAAGAGCCTTAGGTTTGATTTATAATGAAATCACAGAAAATACAGACTCTGAAAAAGCTAGCAGAATACTTCAAGAAAGTACTATTAGAGAATCAGATATGTTAGATGTAATAAAAGGAAGAACTACAGATGATGATTTAGATTTGGCTGTACTTACATTCCTATTGAATATATCTGATTATTGTAAAGCAATTTCTGATATAAATAGTCTTACTTCACTTAACTCAACAAAGAATGCTGTTGGTCCTACAGTATATGATACAATAGAAATGGAATATAAGATAAAACAGTTCTTGTAGGAAACAGAGGATTCTTTATTTGATACAGATATTCTTTAGCTTGCAAAACAAGTTCCTTTCCTAAAGACTCTTGCTAATGTATATACAGAAGTTGATGGAAATCCTGGATTATGTGAATAGGCTTGTAGATTCTCACCATTATATCAAATTAATTTTAGAAAAGTATTAGATAAGCTAAGTGAAAAGAATATTCGTTTAAATGCTGACTTCATTAAAAAATTATACAATGCTTTCTGTGTATTTGAAATGACTAGAACTAGGGAAGGATATGAATATCCTATAATGGAAGCTGATTTACAATCAAGAATATAGAGACTTTATGGCTTCCCAGTATAGTTCTTAAGAGCAAAACAAGGATAGCTAAAAGATAATATCGTAACTTAGGGAATGTATGTAGATGCAATGAATAGAAAGAATCGTATACAGGCAGTAAGACTTTCTGAGGGATTAAGTAGAGAAAATAGGGATGATATGGCTGCTGACTGGGAATCTATATTAACATCAAATGAAGGAAAAACATTCTCCTCCAAACTTATAGAATATATGATTTCAAGATTTGGTTTTTCTTGGATGCCAAGGTCTGCTATGAGTGTAACTCCAAATAGAGCAAAGATGGATATATTTGGATATTCAGACTTATTCACTTAGAAAGATGTATGGCTTGAGGAAACAGTAGATAACTTCATTGCACAATTTGCTTTAAACAACATAAAAGAAAGGTCTTTCTGGGTAAAGGTAAATAAGAAGGATAAGAAAAATAAAAACGAAGACGTTGAAGATAGTGGAATAAAAGAAAAAGATATACAGCTTGCAACTTATCCAAAAGGCACAAAAGTAAAAGCAATTGAGATTTCAAGTAGTGTATATGAGAGTAACTTCAAACAATATTTCGGTATATTATACAATGGCTCTCCATATATTTTCTACGAAAAAACAGGAGACGATGTTGTATATATAAAAGCTAATGAATTAGGAATAGCTAATAACTTCCTTGAATATAATGCTGAGGAGAATGCAGCTTTTATGTAGTCAGCAAAAGATCATGAATTAACTGATCAGCAGTTATAGGCTATAGAAAATCTTAATTATGACAATAATGAATTAGAAGATGAAGAGTCTTCGAGTGATGATACTGAAGAAGTTGATGAAGAGGAATTAATGAATAGTGTCAATTATGACTTATATGGTGATGATTGGGATGACACTCTTTTAAAAGCACTTGAAGATGAATATCAAAATGAAAAAGACAGAAAACTGAAAAGAGTATTTAGTGACTTAAGAAAAACAAGAAATATAAATAAAGAAACATTAAACACCGTAAAAGGTTGCCTTTCTAAAATAGATGAAATTATAAAGGATAAACCTGCATATACAAGTAGTGACCAAAGAAAAGATTTACATCAGAAAGTATAGGATTTATTATAGAAATTAAATATCTGTTGATATGAGTAAAAGAAGTGGAATTTGTACATGGATACCTTCAGACATTGGTTCTGAAGAACAAAGTACATTATTTAAGGAATTATAGGAAATAACAAAAAACAGGGAACTTACTAAAACCTTATGGGGATTAGCCTAGGATAGTATGTTTATGCAATCCATTGGGTTAAAACAAAGTAATAATATTACAGCTTCCTAGTTAATAAAAGCTTTAGGAGAAAAAGCCTCTTCATTATTTACAGAAGAAAATATGGGTAATTATATTACCATAAAAGAAGGATTAGATGAAGACCTGTTTGATACTTATTCAGAAGCTATGGATTATACTGATGGGTTAATTTATAAATACGATAAATTAGTGCCTCAAGTATACTATGAAGACGGTAATTATAAAATAAGGATGGTAGAAAGAACAGAAGATTCTATTAAGAAATATGCGGAAGATACTGCTCTTCATTCTTTGAATACTAAGATTGCTGACTATATGAACTCTTTAGGCTTTGATATTGAAGAAAGAAGAGATTTAGGATACGAAGGTTTATTTTCTCCAAGATAGGCAAGACAAAATGCAGACGGATTAAAAACTGCCATATTACTTTCATAGGGAAAAATAGGATAGAGAGCTTTACCTGAGGAATTCAGTCATTTTATTGTCGAAGGCTTCCAGAACCATCCTTTAATGTAGAGGCTTATGAATGTTGTTGAAGAGAACGATTTAGCTTAGGTCATCTTAGGTGAAGAGTATGAAAAGTATAATAGACTATATAAAGGAGATGATGAGATGCTAGTTAAAGAGGCTATTGGTAAAATAATTGCTCAAAACCTAGTGAATAGAGAGGGAATAGATGACTCTATTAGATATGTATCTGAAAGAACTTTAAATGTTATCTTGAACAATTTTTCATATGGAGAAGCAGACGATGTAGATTTAATGCTAAAAGAACTCCAGGATGAAGTAAGTAGCATAGTAAGTGATTTTTATCAAGATAGATTAAATATAGAATTATTTGATGTAGACAACATTCTAAAGGCCAAAGATTTCTATAAAATAGAAAAAGGTATATCATAGTTTTAGGATGTTGTATATCAAGGATATCAAGTACTTTCAAAAAGAATAAGACTAAAACAGGTAAAATCAAAAGGCGGAAAACTCTCAAAGGAGGATAGAACTTATTTTGAAAAGTTAAATAAAGCCATAAATCAAGATAAGTATGCTTTGAGTTGTACTAACTTCCTTAATTATGCTTAGTTAGATTGTAAGAAAACATCTGAAAAACTTCTGAAACTTAAACAAGTATTTGACAATAAGAAAGAACTTTCTCTTGATAATCTTAAGAAAGCCTTTAAGAGTCTAAGAGATATTGAAACTATTATTGCTGCTTATAAAGATGTAGTAAGTCAGATGAAAATAATGGATGCACAAGAAGGTTCTGAAGATTTACTTACAGAAGATTAGATGAATGAAATAATAAATCTAGCTACTGATGTTGACAGGCTTCTAAACAGACTTAACAAAACCTACAAGGAAATGAGATTAAGCTGTGTTCTTTAGCTTGTGTAGAAATATTGGAGTGGAGACAGGACAGTAAAAACCAACGATGGAAAAGAGGTAAGAATCGAACTTCAATCTATATTAGAGTCATTTACAGGAGATATAAATGGTTTTTCAAGACTAGTAAATAGTCTTGCTGATATGCCTGACCCATTACTTCAGCTTACAGACATAATAATGAAGGACACTTTATACCAAAGAAACAATAAGGTGTTCGCTATGTAGCAAAAAATTGGAAAGATATAGGAAGAATATACAAAAGCTACTGGCAGCAGAGACATGAGATGGATGTATGTGTTTAAAGACGGAAAGCCTACTGGTATGTTCAAAAGTGACAGAGACTACACAAAATTCTTTAAAGACAAGAGAGATTATGAGGCTGAACTTAGAGAAAAATATAAAAGCATTAAAGAGTCTGACCCAGAAAAATATTATACTCAAATGAAAAAAGACACTGATAATTGGGTTAGAGAAAATACAGAACAATATACCTATACTGTAGGAAATATAGAAAGAACAATAAGAATACCAATAGAAGAAAAGTATTATTCCAATGATTTGGAAAATATGTCTGAAGCTTAGAAAAAGTGCTATAATGAACTTATAGAAATAAAGAAGCAAATGGATATTCTTCTACCAAAAAGAAATGTTAGTGCCGTAGGTTCTTTATACAGAGCACCTTAGAAAAAGGTAGATTCTTAGGAAGCACTTTTGCAAGGAAGAGGAAGGGCAGCAGCTAAAGCGTTGAAAGATAAATTAAATATCTTTAGTATTGATGCCGACTAGTCAGACCAATAGTAGAAACTTTCTACAATAAAAGTTATTGGAAATCCAGATGATGGACAGATTGCTACTGATGAAGATGGAGTAAATTCCACAGGTCTTGATGAAAAGGAACAATATGTGTTGAAAGACTTCCAGGGAAATATAGTAAAAACTGTTCCTGTTTATTATACAGCATGGTTAGGAGATGAAATGAATCAATTAGATACTAATGCAACAGAAACAATGTTGCAGTATTGTGCAATGGCATTAAACTATGATTCAATGAATAGTATTTCAGATGAAATGGAAGTACTTGCTTCTTTTTATGCTGATAGACCTATAAGACAAACTTCTGATACTGGATAGAAACTTTTCAGTAGATTCACAATGAAAACAAATAAAACTGAAAAAGATTCATTTAAGGAAGATTTGGAAATGAAAGGTTCTGAAACTAATATGTATAAGAAACTAAGAAATTATATAGATAAATCTTTGTATGCAGATAGAAAACAAGATGAACACTTCAGTTTCAAATTAAATGATAAGACAGTGAATGTATACTATGGAAAAGGAATGGACTTAACAAAAGGTTATAGCCAATAGATAGGATTAGGTGTAAACTTGTTTAGTGGTATGACTAATGTCAGTATGGGAGTTGCTTAGACATTACTTGAATGTTGTGGAGGCCAGTCTTTTACTTTAAAGGAAATTCTTAAAGCCCATGAGCAATATATGGCTTAGATTGGTCCTACAATTCTTGAAACATATGAAGATGTCAAAACTACAAAATTAGGACTAATATTACAAAGATTTGACCCTGAAGGAGATTATTTCTACGATGCAGATAATGTAGCTTATGTGAGTGGATTAATTAAAAAAGGAATTAAGAAGATGAATCCTCTTTTATTTAACTCTTTAGGTGAACATTATTTACATTCTATATCTTTACTTGGAGTATTGAATCATACTAAGGTATACCAAAAACAAGAAGACGGAAGCTTTAAACAGATATCACTATATGATGCTTTGGAAGTTTAGGATGTAAAACAAGGCGATGTTGTTTATAAGAAGCTTGTAGTTGCAGATAATATTTTCAAAGAAGATAAGCAGACGGAATTTAAAGACAAAGATTTGTTCTAGATAAAGCTTAAAGTAGATTAGGTAAATAACAGAATGCATGGTGCTTTTAGTGAAGTGGATAAAGGAGATATACATAGATTTGCATTAGGAAGACTTATAATGCAATATAGACAGTGGATGCCTGCATTCTATATGGCTAGATATAGAAAAGAAAGATACAATGTGATTGAAGGAGATATGGAAGCTGGATTTTACAGGACATTTTTAAAATTCAGTACTCATTTAATGGAGGATTTGATACATTGGAAATTCCAGGTAGCTACAAGATGGGGAGAACTTTCAGACAGACAAAAAGCTGAGGTTAAAAAAGCATCTGAAGAAATTGCGGTATATACCTCAATATGGGCTACTTTAAAATGGGGATTTGCAAATGGTCCAGATAAAGATGACCCTGGATTGACTAATATGCTTCTTTATAATCTTTATAGATTAAGATTGGAATTAGGTTCTGCTGTACCTTCTATAGCATTTGCAGAGAATGTAGCTACTCTTATAAATACTCCAGTGCCTTGTCTTAATGTAATCAATAATGCTATGGATTTACTTAATTTCTCTGATATGGGAGAAACAATAAAATCTGGAAAATATGCTGGATGGAACAGATATGTAAAAACTTTATATTTCAATACTCCTTACATAAGGAATGTCGATAGAGCTATTGATTTATTATTTGAAGGAGATGTATAGATGTTTAATCCTTATATTAAGAATGCTGCTTAATAACAACTTAATTAAATAAATAAAGGGAGTCTTTACAGGCTCCCTTTATTTTTTTTTATTTTAACCTAAATTAGTAGAATGGGGTCCAACAGTATTTGTTGTCTGTAAATATCTTTTCAGCATCTTCTACAGAAACATTTTCTAATTGCTCCAAGGTAGATAGCTAAAGAGAATTAAGAACATCTTTTAAAGAAACATTCTTAGGAGAATCTTGTAAACTAAACGAATCATATCTTCCTTTTAATTTCTAAAATAAATTTTCTATCAGTTGCTCTCTTGTTCTCATTGTTTTATCTTGTTTTTTAGTAGTAGAAGATTTAACTGTAGGTCTTCTTCTTAAATTTGATGATGGTTTTTTAGTAACTGGTTTATCTTTATCCATCTGTTTAGCAATATCTTGTACTGATACTGTAGGCTATTTAGTGTTCTGTTCTAAATACTCACTTAAATCAGGAAGCTATTCCTTTATAATCTGCCTCAAGATATCCTAATTCTACAACTCAGGTTGATTCAAACTAGAAGACAAATCTGATTGTATTTGTATTTCACCATCAGGTAATACAGTAATCTAATTTATACCCAAAGCTTTAGGCTTATTAGCAAAATCTGGAACCAAATTACCATTAATACGAATTCTTGCCTTCGGGTCACCTTCATAAGTAACAGTTAAAGAATTATCTTCATTCTAAATTACTGAATACTATCCTTTAACTTCTTTTCCCTAAGAACTACCTGTTGTAGGAATAGTTAATACTGAATTATTATTAGAACTAGTAGTTTTTCCTTTCTTGGTAGTTGCCTTTTTCTTACCTTTTCTAGATAATTCATCAATAGGTGCAGATATTACCTCCTAAATAGGATTTCCTATTAAGCTCGGATTCCATTTTTCTCTCTTATCAATTACTAAACCCAAGTTAGAAGGACCATTAAGTTTAAGCTACACCTTTTTAAATATGATAGGTTCACCTTTGCTGTCTTTTCTAGTTTCAGTACCATCTGATAAATAAACATCTGCTGATAATTCATAAGCTCCTGTTTTTGCATTAAGCTTAAACACTAACTCCTTTACCTTAAACTAAGTATCAGAATCTAAATAATTAAAAGCTTCTTGAGAAAGTGGGATATCATCACGACCAATATAAAGATAAGAAAGAGCACCTTCTTTTGCTTTTTCTTTCTTTGCAGAATTAATAACAGTTACTGTTATTGTTTTATCTTCTGCTTCTTCAAAAGTATTTAATACAAGATTAGCGTTTCTTCCAGCTTTATTAAGGAACTCATTTGCTTTCTTTCCAGCTTCATTTCTCTATCCTAAAGCAACCACTGCATTATACTCATCTCTATTTCTTTCAGGATATATAACTTTACCATTTTCATCCATATATACAGGTCTTGTTCTATTAGAAACAGATATAGGAATATATATATGAGTATATATTAACTTTTTACCTTTATAAGTAAATGTATATTTTATTCCTCCTATTTTCTCTCCTATACCTCTAGCTAAATCTTCTAATGTAAGTTTTTCATTCTTCATTAAATAGTCAAGCTAAAGCTTAGTAGTAAGAAGCTTTACTGTTAACATGTCTTCCACTTCTTTACCTTTTCCTATAGGGTCGTTTTCATTTTCTAACTAATAAAAATGATATTTTTTATCGTCATCCAATATTCCTTTAAAGTAGTAACCTTTCATGCCTCCATAATCTAATTGGATTGGCATAGTAATTACTTCAGCATTGTAAATATCCTTTCTTCCAGTATGGATTAATTTTCTTGTTCTTAACTATTCTGCAATCTTAGAATCTACAACCTTGCCTAATTTTCCTTCCTCAGTTACATATTGACTTATTAAGAAAGATGCTCCAACATTATGTACTCTAGCCAAATCAGTTGAAATCATATTTGAAGCAACTATATCCTATAATGAAAGATTTTCAACAGCATTTGTGCTTGAGTTATCAGCAACAAGATTAAATCTATATCCTTCATTCTTTATTGCTTGGTATATAGCATTTTCTGCCTCTTCTGCTAATTCTTCATAGTTTTCATCATCTTTATTAGGAATAGCTATTTTCCTTGCAGGACCTTCATCAGTACCTATCTAGAAGAACTTTTCTCCTTCTAAGTGTAGGAACATTCTATTACTTTTTGCAGCAGAAGTATAAAGGAATCTTGATAATCTTCCAAGATAAATCTTCCAGTCTTCTTTAGTTGTATCTTTATTTTCTACTAAATCATGGATAATTTGGCGTATCTTTTTAGCAACAGGAGAATTATCATCTGTATTTTCATCAAATCTATTAATCTTAACTCCTTTGTAATAGATATTTCCATCTGCTTCCATTACTCTCAACCATACAGTACCAACATTACCTACTTTAGTACTGCCCATTTCTCTTCTATGTTCAGATGAAAATGTATTCAGTTGTACTATTCTACTTTGTTTGTTTCTAATCTTTGGGTTTTCAACCTTTATATTACCAAAAACAAGTTCCTATGTACCAGCTTTTACAACTATTTCAAAAGGAGTATATTTTGAGTCCTAGTCTAGTTGTTTTTGTTCTGCATCTGTAAGAATATCGCCAAGATTATGAATTCCATAACTTACTGCTTTCTCTCTATCAACAGCATCAATCTCTTTTACCATTCTTCCAGAGAATATATATTCAAGATTGGTTGTTATGTCTGGAGTATACATTCTTAATTCATAAGGCTTTGGAAGTTTACTTTTGCGTTCTTTGAGTTCTTTAAATGACTTATTAATTTGTGCATTTAAAGCTCTCCAATTGTCTATATTATTACCTTTATTTCCACTACAATAAGTTATTTCTCCAAGTATTAATACATTAATATCACTTCCTGTTTCTGGTGTAACCTACGCAGTTTCTATTTTAATTGAAGGTTTAAAACCATTAGGGATTTCTACAGCAGCAAATAAAGTATTTGAGTAAGTACCATACATTTTTTTAAATTTTTCTGCTCCTTCTCCTTCAAAACTTCCTCCATATTCTACCTTTACAAACCGTATTGGTAATTTAGAACCATTATGATGTTCTGCCCAATATTCCTAAAGTCTATTTAAATCGCCGTTTTCAACAAACTCTCTGCCTTTTCCTTTCCAAATAAATTCATCCCAAGTATCTTCTCTTAATTCAGCTTTTCTTCTTGAGTTTTTAAGTTCTTCCCAATCCCATTTTGTACCTTTTCTTCCAACTGCCCAAGCATCTTCATTCCCTCTATTTTTTATTTCTGCATTACTGCCTTCAGAGTTAGTGATTGTTCTATGCTCTTTCTAAGGGTTGATTATCTTTGTTGCAGTAGTTATTACTGGAGATTCCTTAGGCTATTCCTAGACAGTCTATGAGGACTATGATGTCTGTGGTGTTTTTCCTACAACCCCACTTCTAAATCCAAGGTTTGAAGTTGAAGGTTCTTTAGAATCACTATCATTGTCTTCATTTTCATAGTCATCAAGTCCTCCATCTTCTGAAGAAGAGTCATCTGAAGAAGAGTCATCTTCATCATTAAGTGAATCAAATTCAGGCTTACCTTCATCTTCTTCTTTATTACTTACTCTTCCTTTTCTATTATTTTCTTTTTCTTCTTCTTTAAGTTGTCTTGCCAATTGTTCATGCAGTTTTAGAATTTGGTCTTTAACCCATTTTAAATCGTTTGGGTCTAAAGATTCAGTAAGTGAAGAATCTTCAACTATATTTAATGCTTCATAAAACTCGTCTTCTATACCATTGCCTAAAATAAAGTTATTCTTTTCCTGCTCAAACTATTCTAATGAAGTAATACCATTTAATTCTTCTTCTACATCAGCACGTGACCTTTTAGCAAAATTTCTATTTTTATCAGTTAAAACAAATCCTTCAACAGGTTCTTCTTCTTCCTCATTTTCAATTTCTTCTTCTCCTTCTTCTGAATCAACGTTTTTACTAAAACCCTCTTCTGCTTTTTCAGAATTCTTTTTAGCATCTAATACTGCCTCTATTATCTATATCTACTAGTCTAGTTTTATTTTTGAAGGAAGAGAACTAGAATTATCTTTCTCTTCATTTAAATCCTATAGTCTTTTCAGCAAAAAGCCTTCAGTACTAGCCCTCATTGTATCCTTGGTAGTATTTATAAACTGCCCGTTTTCTTTTCTTCTAAGATTATCGTTTATAGATTCAAATACTTCTACCAAGTCTTCTTCAGAGAAATTTTTAATGTTTTTACTGAGAATGTTAAGATAATCATCTCTTACATCTATATAATCAACTAAATCCTAATCTCCATTCTAAACAGCCCTTTCTCTTATATAATTTAAAGGAAGGGATTCATCTAACTAACTTAAATCTCTATTTTTTCTTACTTTAGAATAAACCTTATCTATTCTTCTATTTACATAGAATTCCATTGCTTTATTGATATCATTAGATAAGGCTTTTTCTAATACAAATCTAGTATCTACATTTGAAAATACTCCAAATAAAGATACTAAGGATTCTCTATCCTAAATTAAAGTATTTAAATCATCTATTTTCTATACAAAAGTAGCTCTATTTAATTCAGTTTCTCCACCAGAATCCTAAACTTTTTGTTTAAGTTTCTAAAGCTTGTCTTTCATTCCAGCAGTAGAATCATCTAATTTTTTCTTTCTCTTTTTAAGAGAATCAAGTTGCTTTTGCTCGGTTTTATTCAATCCTTGTTCTTCCTGCTTTTTTGTAAGTCTATTTATTCTTACCTATAAAAGACCTCTTTCAGAGTTTACTGCTGCATATTTATTTTCAATAAAGTCATTCAAAGCTTTCTTTGCATTTTCATTATTATCTATTGCATCAACAACTACTTTTAATGACTCTTCATTACTCATTACAGAAGTAAGATTACTTATACTTCTAAGGTTGTCAAGTAATTCATTCTTTTCTTCTTCATTATATAAAGAAGTAAGACCATTTACATAGCTAAGAATTTCATCTGAAAGCTATTTTATTCTCTGCTCTCTATTATCTATTCTTAATACAGAAGATATATATTCAGGTTTAGCTATTGCTAAAGTTTCAGTACCATATAACTAATCAAACTAATCTGATATTGCCTATGCCTTATCAATTACTTCTAAGGCTTGCTTCTTTTGATTAGCAAACTTTTGAATAATCTATTCATCTGACATTCCATCATATAAAGAAACTTCTGTGTCTCCTTCAGTTATAACTGTATTTTTTTTAAGGTCTTCAATTTGTTCAGGAGTTTCTATAGTCATATAGGTATTTATAAGGTCCCTATAATCTTCTCCTCTGCCAGATTCCTAGAATCTTATTGCCTCACTAACTAATTCATCAAATTCAGCATTTTTATAAGCTAATACATCATTATTCTAAAGAGCTGCATCTTTTCTCTAAGAAAAAGCATCCCTCATAACTAATGAGTACACAAGATTTCTTTTATCTGGATTATCCAATATTTGATTTAAAGCATTAGCTTGACTTTCAGCCTCAGCGTTGATTCCTTTATTTGCAGTATACACATTATCCCAAAATTCACCTCCTAGAAGGGTTCTCTTGGTTTTTTGTCTACCTAACTCATCATATTGGATTTCACCTTTTTCATTAGTGACTGTAGTATATCCTCCCATAGGAAGTAATGCAGTTATAAATCCTAAAGCAAAATTTTCCCATTCTTCAGGGTTAGAATACACTTTACCAAAAGCTTCAGAGAAAGATTTAGTCCAGGAAAGATTTGAATCCAATCCATTAGGGTCTATTGCCTAACCCATAAAAGTATTGAATTTAGTACCTTGATAAATATCTTCAGTAACCTATTCAACTCTTTGTAACATTTCCTAAGTACCTTCAAATATAGGAGACCAAATACCTTTTGCAATATTCTTTGCTTTTAAAGCCCTTATAGCTTCTTTAGAAGCAGTATATTTAAATGGGGCTGATGCCCCCTCTTTTGCAGCCTAATCAATAGCTACTTTATCTACAAGGTTTTTAGCTCTCTTAGCAGTACTATACCCTCCAGTTATGGCATTTCCGAATATTGTAAGGTTCTCAAGATAAGTTAAGCCAAAATTAACTAAGAATGAATTGTTTGCAAAATCAATTCTTCTGTTGTTTAATTCTTCTAAAGCTGCATTATATTCATTTGTAATATTATCTATTTTTTGATTGTAGAGGCTTTTGTATTCTTCATTATCCTAATAAGGTAGTCTTTCATAACCAATAATCTATCCATTCTAATTAGCTATAGGTCTTAAGAATAATTCAGGATGTTCCTCCAATAATTCATTATCTACATTGTCTAATCTTTGCTACCTATACTAATCTAACAGCGGTTTATCTCTATTGAAAAATTCATCAGAACCACCTAAAGCTTCTATTCTAGATTCTCCCCAAGAAGCACTAAGTCCAGCAATTGCTTTTAAAGCTATCTCTTTTCTTGCCAATTCCTTTGCTGAGTTTGCTAAAGCTCTTTCTACAGTTGCTCCAGTAGCACCATTTCTTGCCATCTATGCTGCAACTTCTATTGCATTTTTATCATTCATTCCAGCAGCAGATGCCATGTTTTTAAATATATTTCTAGACTATTCTAGTTTCATTACTTTGGAAAGAACCCCAGAAGTAGCCATACCACTAAATAAGGCACCAACCATAAATCCTGTATTCTTAAGAAAATGGTCTCCTATAAAGTTAGCAGTAAAAGCATTCTACCACCATGAATTATTTTTCTCAGCTTCAGTATAATAGTTAGGTAACCATACTTCCATCTTATCATTGATTTCCTGTAATTCCCTACTTACAGGATTATCAACGAAAGCATTAAGTCCCTAAGTAAACCACTAATCTTTGGATATTTCTCCAGATGAAGTTTTATCAATTACATTAGCTAAGCCAGCAGCAGTACCTGCAAAGTTATCTACAAAAGTAGTAGCAGCAAGTCCTATTCCTTTGGCAACACCGTGAGCAAGCTATTCTATACCAGTTTGATTCTATGCTCTGATTTCATCTAAGTTATATAAGTCAGATTCCTATGTAGCATTTTCATCAAATCTGCTATCTCCATAGCCTAAGCTCATAGCTTCTAATCCTATATCCTCTGTTTTTTGTGTAGGACTGAAATAAGGACCTAACTGTTGATAAGGATGTTCTGACTATAAAATAATGTCAGCAATACTTCTTTCATTGTTGGTATTATTATCTTCAGTAGTATCTGCTCCATAGTTCTAATTAGAAACTAATGAAGGCAAACCTCTTAATCCCTATGGTCCAAATTCGGTTATATCTAAATAATTTTCTTCCATATCTTATTATTCTCTATTAATTGTATTACCATGAACAGGAGATGCTCCTTCTAAGAAGAAGTCATATAAAAATCTTGCAGAAGCATCTTGATTTCTAATCCCATTGTTTCCTCTAGTTTGGTATTCTACAGCACTTGCTTTAATTACTGTCTATACCTCATTGGGAAATATGTTGATTGGTACAGCATATCCTTTATTTCCAGAATAAATTATAAACTCATCAGGATGGTCTATATCATAACCATAACCTGTTACAACATCTTTATCAAATACATAGTTTTTACCCTCTTTTTTTAAGAAAGGAACATTCCTATTTTTTAATAAATCTCCTCTTTTACCAGAATAATCTATTTCTCTTACTTGTCTTTCAGAAGTATTTAAACCTCTCATAATAATATCTCCTGCCTAAGAATTGTCTGTTAATGTGAAAGAGGTAACATAACTCTTCTATACTAACTTATTAGCTTCATTCAAAGCATCCTAAGCATTAAATCCTTTACCTTCGTTATAATCATTTAAATTGGAAACATTAAATTTCTTAAGTGCATCGTAGGTTTCTTTAGTGTAACCCATTTCTTTATACATATTGTATAAACTCATAAGCTCTTCATCACTATAATTCTAATAAAGACTTGGTTTAACAGAGCGATATCCTTCTCCAGTAATATCATTAATCTCTAAACTTTCTATATAGCTATTAAGAGGTTTTATATACTATTCATAGGCAATAAAGAAATTGTTGTCTTTAGGATGTACTGATTTTTTATCCTTATTTAAAACAACAGGATTTTTAAATTGCTCTTTAAGCTGTCCTTTATTATCCCAAACAACGCCTCCCTATATCTAACCAGTATCTATATTTATACCTCCTAATGTACTAAACTGAGTCTTTAAATTTGTATATTCACCACTTCTATCTAAATAGTTAAAATGCTATCCAAAAGTAGCTGACATAGGATCTTCTTGTTGTGGTCTAGGGACAACCTTTCCATTTACTATCATATTTGGAGATTTAGGATTAGTTGCTGCATCCTTATATATTGCTGCATAAATATCATTTTGTGTCTTAAAGGAATCCAATGCATATTGGTCAACTTCACTCTTCTTACTATATTGAATTCCATTCTATATACCATTAAACATTTCTGATGCAAACCTTTGTTTGTTTTCATCTGACTTCAACTAATCAAAACCAAAAGAAAATTGTGCGTTTTGCATGGTTTGTCTTAATTCTCTTACCACATTATTCATATATTGGTTCTATACAGCATCTTTTGTAAATTGATAGTTTCCATCATAGTTTTCATCAGTTAATGCATTAAATACCTACTATCTATATATAGGATTAACTCCTATTTCTGTAATTCTATAACCTCTAGAATTATATTCATTAAAAAGCTAACTTGTAACATTTTTAGTAGCATTTTCAATATACTATGAAACTTGTTCACCATTGACTCCAAACAAATCTGGGGTTTTTCCTCCTCTCCAATCATCAACTGAGGTTTCTTCAGGTCTAATACCTATATATCTAGGATTCTATCCATTTGCAGAATTCATAAAGGATTTAATAGCCTCTTGTTTTCTATTTATTGCAGCATTAATGTCAAAAATGTTTTGACTTTGCATCCTAACTTTCATTAAGTTAGCCTAAGCATTAGCATCAAGACCTTTTGTATTCAGATAATTAGCCATATCATAAACAGTCTTAACTGTATCATTATATAACTTCCAAGATTCTGGGTCATTCTGCTAATCAAGCATACTATTTAATTTATATGCTTCAAGAAGAGCAGCATCATACTAATCCTATATTTTCTAATGATATGCAGTAGCTTCCCTTACAGGAGTAGCATACTATTCATATGTATATGGGGTAAAAGTTGCTGAAAATATTCTTGCCATATGTTGTTATCCTTTCTATTATTTAGATATTTTATATCCTTGTTTTTCAAGCATGTCTATTAATTCATTTTGTGTATCTTCTGATAAGCCCCAGAATGCATTTTTGAAATAAATACTTCCATCCATATTCACTTTATAGAACAATGCAGGATTTCTATTAACCATAGTTCTATTCATTTCATCAGTACCAAGGTTACCAATATTAGTAAACAATCCCTAATAATTAGCTGCTTTAGCTGCTTCAGCGGTATTTCTTTCATTATCCCTCATAGTTGCTATCTTTTGATATTCATTAGCTCTCTAAGCTCTAAGTCTTGCATTCTCTGATTGTGCTGCTAAGGAATTTTTAGCATTAGTAATATCAATTCCTCTATTATACTCAGCTACTGCAAGTTTATTCTTCTAATCTTGTGCAGCAGCATTAATGTATATATCTCCAATTTGGTCTCTTACTTTAGCATCATTTACAAGACCTAAGATATATGAACCTACAGGATTAGCATTATTTAAGGACCTATTATACGCAGCAGCCTAAGCAAGCTGTTGATTTGATATGTATTCCTTATCTATAGGAATATACTACTAATATCCACCAATAGGAACAAAGTTAACTCCACCAATACTATCAACAGCTCTTCTATACATATCAATGTTTGAATAGTCAGGCTGATTAGTTAAACCTAAAGTATCACCTAATACCTATCCTAAACTACCTAATATAGGAGCATATCTTAAATAGGATAAATAGTTGGGTTTATATTCTGGATTTCTTGATGGTGGAGTAGTTCTACCATTAAGTTCATTATTCAAAGGATTTGCTTTTGGTCTTGAAGAATAATCAATAAAATCTAAATTACTATCAATTATTTCATCTGGATTAAATTTTCCAAACTAATTAGGATTTATACCTAAAATATAACCCTATGGCAATTCTACATCAATTGGTGTAGAATCTGGCATATAATCTAATCCTGTATAATTTGGATTATTAGGAGAAGTAGTAGCAGATTTTGTAGTACTTGCAGGTTTAGATTTTGCAGGAGTATTTTTAGTAGAGACGTTTGAATTGTTTGAATTATTTCTCTGCTTCCATATTCCATAAGCAGTTACCATTTCTGGAGTAAACTCTGCTTCAGGAACTCTTAAAGCACCAACATTACCATTTTTATTAACCTTTTTATGTGCAAATACTTCTCCATTTACTTCTTCAAATTCATAAGGAGCAAATCCTCCACCCTGGAATAAATGACCTCCTTCTGATTTTTTATAAAACATACGACCTTCTACAGGGTCATACCAATATGAACTATCAGGAGCATATATATAATTATTAGTATTGGAATATGGAACCTATACAGAATCAGACTCCTATACTGGAATTTCACTATTATAAATATCCTTTATAGCTTTCTATCTTTCAATCTCTCTAGTTCCTAATTTTACAGCTGCTCCAATACCAGTAGTTACACCAGCAGTTATTCCTAGATTCTTAAGTCCTTTTAAGAATTTAGCTTTTCTAGTTTCTTCCGTAGTAGTATTAGGGGTCTCAGTATTTACTTCTTGAGATGCCTAATTCTGTTGTGTAGATGCTTTCTTAGATTTTCTTGTTGAAGTTTTAGGAGTAGTGGTTTTAGACGAAGCTTTAGAAGACCCTAATCCTTCATCTGGTGCATTCTTCCACATTTTATCTATAGCTCTATCTTGTTGTAAGCTTCTAGTTAAATTTGTTTCATTAGCATCATCAAATATATTACGCTATACAGGCCCCTCAGTACTAGCTGCTGCCAACAATCTTTCTGTATCTCCGTTTAATATTGCATCAACGGCACCAACAGGAGTGAGGTTTCTAACTGCCTAAGAGAATTCTGGAGAAGGTAAATTATTCCACCAAGTATTCCAAGGAGAAACTATATTACGCTAGAACCAATTTCTATCATCAGCATAAATCTATGCACCTTCATAATTAGGATTATAGCCTGATAAGTTCAATACATTTTCATTAGAAATATAATCAGGATTCTCCCATCCTACTATGTTTCCTTCAGCATCACGTACTGGACGTAATCTTGAAATTGAAGAACTTACTTCTCCTTGCTTAAGATGCCCTCCTCTACCAAACATCCCTTCCTAAGCAGCCTGTTCTTCTTGATAAGCCTAATCCTCTTGTTCCTATTGTTGAGCCTATTGTTCAGCATAAGCTTCATACTCATCCATCATTTCCTATTGGAGAGCATTAAGCTATTCATTATTAAGGCTACCTAAGAATCTCTTTACTTCCCTGGTTTTATTATCAAGTTTAAGTTCTTCCTAAGCATCTTGAAGCCTATTAAGGTTTTCTTCATTAGTTCTTACTGAAATGGGATCGTTAGGTCTTTGTTTTCTATCTTCTGTAAGTTTCTTTGATATATCAGCAAATGACTTACCTTCATATTTCTCATCAAGAAGGTTATTCTCAAGAACCTTCTTATTAGCTTCAAGTCTCTTTGAATATACATAATCATTATGTATGGTTTCACCTTCTTCAACTTTATTAGGTAAACCATCAGGAGCATAACTTACGACAACACCTTCATTAGGATTCTCCTCATGGGAACCACCTGCATTTACCTCCTCAAGACCATAGTCATAAGTATTTAATAATCCTCCTTCAGCAAATCTATGGGATTTCTTTAATTTGCCTCCATTTTTAGCCATATTCTAAAGTTGATTTAATACAGCAAGCTATTGTGATTTATCAGAAGCATAACCCATTCTTTGATTTATTTGGTCATTAGCTATACTGCTTATTAAATTAGCTGTTCTTGCTGCCTCTTCTGCTTTATTATGATTTATTATTTCTTGTACTGTACCTTTAGCAAGTCCTGCTACTCCTCCAATAAGTGCTCCCCAAGGACCTCCAACAGTAAGTCCAGTAGTTGCACCAGACAATGCATCTTTTCCAACATTCATTGCAGACTATCCAAAAGAATGTCCTCCTACATCAGTAGCTGTAGTATTAGTATCTGCATATTGTAAATTACTCTAAGTGTTCATCAACGATGCATTATCTCCAAAATTGATTTGCTAACCAGCAATATATTTTGCATCATTAAGTTGAGCTGAATTATCTATTGAATTTACTGAATCTAAGAATTCTTTAGTCCAATCCATAGCGGTTCCTGCAATACCTAAAGCAGAGCCTAAACCATTACCATTGCTAAAAGAATCCTCTAATTTTCCTTTAGATAATTCTCCCCAAGAGTAAGAATCTTGAGGATGGGCCTCTTTATATTGACTTAACCAAGAAGAATAGCTTCCTCCTAAATCAAAAGTATTACCTTGCTATTGAAGCATATAATCCTTACCAATAATCCAATCAGTGAGAATATCCTTTCTTGTAGGCTATTTTTCTCCCTAATGTCTTTGTATTTCTTCTTTAGCTTCCTTAATCTAATCCCAAGACATACCTTGCATTAAACCATTAAAAACCAAAGTATTATTGTTTTTTGCCATAACATTAATATTTTAACTGCAAAAGTATATAAAATATGTTTATAATTGTATAATATTAATTGAAAATCAATTAAAATATTAAAGGCTGACATTTCTGCCAGCCTTTTATTTAGAAGAAAGCATCCACTTTTATATCCCTAACTACTGTCTTTTCAGTTGAAGGGCTTTTTTTCTTTAGTCCTATTCTAGTCCAATGATTTCTAATTCTACTTCCTAAATACTTTCCATTTATTGAATTTATCCTAGGAATCCTTCCTCTCCAGACTCCAAACTTCTTGATAGGTTTGAACTCTTTCCATACATCTGAAGAGTCTTCTTCTAATTCATAAGCTTGCTTATCATTGCTTACTGCTATTGAATCAAATGGGAAAACACTATCTCCTTGATAAATATCATCTCCTTTTAAAGTAATATCTATGTCTTCATCATTCATACTATTTTTATCATAAGCATAAAGATTACTCTTCAAGTATATATTATCAAATATGCAATCGTAATTATCCACTACTGAAGTAAACTTAATCCAATAGGATTTTGTTTCATCTTCGTCATAGAAGTAGTTAAATATAGGTTTATTATCATTAGCAGCTCTCCTAACAAAGTAAATATACTATATATTAGGATAACTATTAGTTTTTAACAATGATATTGTAGAATTATTATAATTACCTACCCAATCTTTATAATCATAGAAAGCAGTAAATGCTTGATACAAAGGAGAATATGCTAATGTAGAATAGTCCTGATTATTTTGTATCATAAACAATACCTCGTTTACTTGGTTATCATAGTTAACCTTATAAATGTCCTCTACATTCTATTCAGTCCATTTCTACATTGAACCTTGAGATAATGGTGCTACAATAGGATTTCTACGCTCATCATACTTTACTGTATATAAAGCTTTTGAATACCCATCTTTAAAGAATATTCCATAAGGAGTTGATTTGCTACACCATTTATCTTGAAGTCCTTGATTTTCACTGATATATCTCTTACCATTGATAAATCCTGAATTAATCACTTCAATAGGAATGTTGCCTTCAGTTGGAATTTGGATATTGTCATTATAGTTTAATCTTGCAATACCTTTGTCTTGGAAGATATATAAGTTATTATCAAATCTTTCAATCTTGGTAACTTTACCTTTATCACCATCCAAATCAAGAATTCCTAATTCAGTTACTCTGGTCCACTAGTCAACATCATCACCATTCTATTTATCTAGAGTCCATGTAATTCTATTCTTATATTCAGTTTCCTTATTATTGAATCTTTCATCCAGTATTTTATACTAGAAGAAATTATTCATTTGGCTATATACAGGATTGATTAGATTAAAGTTTTCCTTTGTTACAGTTGTGTTGTCCATTAATCCTCTGTTAGTGTCATATCTACCATCAAGATTGACTCTTGTTTCAAGCATGAATGAACCAATCTCAACCACTGATTGATAATCATCAGTACTGAAAGGATAAGTCTTTAGGCAATCATATCTTTGGAAGAAAGTATCTCCTTCTGACCAAACTAGTTTTTCATCACTATTTAAAGGCTTACTTTCTCCACAAGGTAACCATACTCTATTAAGTAAATTAAAATCTGATAAAGTATTGCCTACTTGTTTTGGATTATAGATATCAGCTATCCACAAATAACTCTAATTAGTACCTGTTGTAGTAACAGGTTCTATATCAAGATGTTCAGGACTATTTATTGTCTCTTCACCCCACAAAGTATTATAAGTTGAAGATATTGGGATTTCCTATATATTACTAAGTATAGGAAGAACATTTCCATAAGAAAATTTAAATATAAAATGAGGTGAAGATTTATATCTTACCCAAATAGGGTCACTACTTCTATTATTAGGAGATATATCGTTAAAATAAGAATGTATATAATCTGTTGAAGGTACTTCCCCAAAATATTTAAATTCGTGATATTGGTCTCCTTGAAACCTAGTAGCATCAGTAATAGTACCATTATGTCCTAACAACAAAGGATAACCATTAATAGGTTTCCATGCACTCCAATTAGTATACTAAGAATTTTGAGTACTTGCTTCTCTTCCATAATAATAACTATTACAAGTTATTAACTAGTCTATATTTCCACAATATAATCTATCTTTCTTTGTTTTAAGAAGTTGAGCTTCCTCACTATTAAATAATTTAAGATAATCAATATATTCATAAACTTGTTCAGTACAATAATCTGTATAGCAAAATCTTAAATTACCTAAAATCTTCTTTATTATTAAGGAAGGTTCTCCTGACTCTGTTGTAATACCCTAATCAGAATCTGGATTATCTATCAACGGTTGATTATTATTGAAATTATTCAAATATTTTCTCTACCAAGGATACACAACATAAGAGTTTTGGTAAGACCTTTCATTCCAAGTATAAGTATGTTCATTCCAAGTAAATAAATTACAAGCATCATCATACCAACAATCTAAAGCAGACACAACGGTTCCTCCAAAAGATTGCCACTATACATTATTATAAGTTTGTGTATAGTATCTTTCAGTACTAAAGCCAGTAGCTAATTTTGTACCTCTTATATAATGATTATGAGTAGAATCTTTTTTTACATCGTTTAAGAAATTAGGATTCTATGCAATGATATTATATTTGCCTACATTGTTTACAAATCTCGAAGAACCAACTAAAGATAAACCATATTCGTTTGTATCTGTATTTTGTATATTAGTATCAAACTCTATATCTGGAGAATTTAAAGTGCATATCTAAGTATCTACAAAATAATAACTATCATAAAGTTCTTTATGAGCAGCGTCTATATTATATGCATAAGGTCTTTGTCTAGTATTACTTGATTGTGGATTATTTACTACATAATAAAAAGACTCTCCTTCTGTTACATATTTTTCAATTTCTCCTCCATAATAGCTTACATATGTCTGTCCATCTTCTTCCCATGTTACTATATAATGCACTACATATTTATATCCTGTATAAGTATTGCTTGTTATAGAGGTCTTCTATACTGCTGCATAATATGTACACATATTACCACCATAATCTTCAGAAGTAAATCGGGGGTAAATTATTAAATTCTCTTCATCACTAATATTATAATAATAATTATATTGTGTTCCCAAATACTAGATTGGAGAATCACAATGTAAAAGTCTTAACTCTTTAGCTTCATATTCAGATATTCCAGTAAATAATGTATTACCACCACCATATGAATTATTGTTAGAATCTAAATCAAAGTCAGTGTGTGAAACTAAATATTTAAAACTATTTGCATCACTAGAGTCTGTAAAAGAATACATACACTATACTTCTCCACTTAAATATTTTGTATTAAACAGAGGAGCATAATTTTCCCATTGTACCTATGCCATGCCTCTTTTATCTTCATATGTACCAGGATTGTTTTGTTCTCTACTATTAGGATAAGGTCTAAAAAACCAAGATGCCTAAGCATGACAAGTACCATTAACTCTCTAACCTAAATTAAATACTGTAGGATTAACTATTCCTTGACAAAGTATAGCTCTTTCACTAGGTGTTGGAAAAGATATTACTGGTCTAATTCTTATATAGTCTGAAGTATCTATACCTAAATCATTTATAATAGTGCTAATATCGTCATTAGTTTCTGCCTATGCTACATTATATATTGGATATATAAATGAGTTACGTATTGCTCCTTCATAATTATAATGATAAAAACTTCCTTTTGGAAACTTATCATTCTTATCTGTTTTTACATAATAAGGCTAAGACCAATTACCATATTTATCCTATAACTAAACTCCTAAATGATAATATTCATTTCCCTTAAAGGTCTTTATCTCTTGAGAATTATGTTGTAATTGACTTTTATAATTATAAACATTGAATTCACTTGGAACTATTTCATCTTCATAATCAGAAATAGTAGATGGTTCATTTAGAGAAATCTCAACAACTTTACTTCTTTTCCACGAAACATCTACTTTGTTAAATGTATTATCTTCAATATCAGTAAGATTTATCTCATTCTTGAAATTACCAAAGAAAAGTTTACCATCCTTATAATTGAATGTCTATGGGATAATCTTGTTGTTTCTAATCAGTAGCTACTAAGCATCATATACATAACCCTAAGTGTTATCATCAATAAAAGATAGACTGTAGTGGTCTAAATTAGGGTCATCTTGAGATACTGTCTGCTCACTATCATCGCAAGGAGTAAGTTTACTAGTTTCCACTTCGTTGATAACCTTAACCAATGGAGTAGTGTCTAATGCACTTCTATATATTGAATAAAACCTTATATAATCAAACTTATCATGAAAATCAATAGGAACATTAAGAGTCAAAGTAAAAGTACATCCAACTCTAGTATCAGGTTTTTCTCCTCTATCTTCATGTGCTATATAATACAATGGAGTAACATCAATCACAGGAGTTTCCTAAGCATTCTCATTAAAGAATGAATAAGCATATTGGATAACTCCTGCATGAAACATTCCACCTACATAATTTTTAGTTACCTAAATTGAATTATAGTCACTGTATATTTCCTATACAAAACCATAAGGGTCATAATTAATATCACCAAGATGTTGTTTTGGTAAATTGGAATTTTCCATATTAGCAATATTAATAACCCTAGGTTGGTTAATGCCATCAATCCAATATACTTTCTAAATTAACTCTGTTTCATAATAAGGAATTGCATCTATTAGATGGTTAGTATCAAACTCAAGTTTATCTCCTTCATATAATAGTACAATTTCAGTAATTTCTTCTTCAAATTCATCTGGATTTAAGGTAAGTCTATATATTCTGTCTACTGTTCTTTGATGGTC